TCTCCTGCCCGCCGAAATGATCCACACACCAACGAATGAGACGAGGATCGGTATTAGCAACAGTCACCAGTAGATCAAATGCACGCCAATCCCACCGCCCTTCTCTCCGATCCTTCATAGAGATATGGATGCACCCTTCGCTATCTATGTACGCTGCGAGTTGTGCCCACTCAATCTGTGATGGCATGTAAGTCCTTTAGCTTAAAGTAGTTAGGGCGATCTGACCGATTGGCCGATTACACCCGAGCTGCGCGATGAGATGGATACGTGACGTAATCACATCCTGGTTCGACGGCATGATCCACGGCGTCATGCGGAAGAAGCTTCCCATGTTGTAAATCATCCAGATGTATTTCGTGTTCAACAAATACCCAGTGCCAGCCGGGAAATGCTGATCCGCGAGCACCACGGCGTTCTTGAACCGCATATGGTACCGGAACGAAGTCTGGATGGGAGCCGTGTCCGCGTAATTGTCCGAAGCTCGGATGATAGTCGTCGAAGCCGCCGAGTTCGAATTCGCGGTGAACGCCGACTCGAAGTTCGCGAAGTCCGTGTTGTTCAGAATCAGCAGGTTCGGCTCATCGTAGCCATAGGTCGCCTGGAAGTACGGAATGAGCAGCTTTTGCGGTGTCAAGTGACCGCCGATGGCCGAGTTCGGCTGCGGCTGCCAGAACGTGTTCGTGGTTCGATTGATTCCGGCAATTGTGTTGGTCGTCGATAGAACCCAAGAACTAATCGAATCAAGGTCGGTCGAAGAGTTAAACGGCGAATTTCCGGCCACTGCCTCGGCGAGCATGTCGAGCATCGAACCAGCGGCAGCCTGCACGTAAGTCTTCACGAGATCGAGACCCACCGGCCCGCCGCGCCCGATCACAATATCCATCACCGGCAATGTAGTCGCCTGGAAATAGCCGCGCCACACCTGATCGGCGGGCTGAATCGCATCGATTGCCGAGGTCGGCAAAAGCTGGTCGCCCCAGTAGGAGCCGCGAGTTGTTATCTTTGTAGTCAATAACGGATATACTATTTCCGCACCTGCCGAATACTTCTTGGCGTACTGGTTAAGAAAGCTAAAAGTAGGACTCGGCTGAAAAACTAAATCAGAAATTTTCGGAAATATTAGTTTCTGCGCGATTGACGAGAGGGTGTTAACAAAAAGAGCACTAGGTTGATTGATTCCCGTTCCGACAGTCAGTGCCATTTAAGGCTCCTTTTTATACGACTCCCGATTGCTCGATCAATGCCCTTAAATCGGGGTCCTTCAATGCGTCTACGTACAAATCTCCAAGGATGTCCGTCTCGGGAGTGATCTTCCGAGCGCCCGGCTGCGGTCCCTGTCCAATTCCCGAGACTCCGGGAGCCGTAACCCGAGCCGCCATCGCTTCCATCCGACCCTCTTCCCGACCCCTTTCGAGAGCTTCTTTCTTCAAATCTTCGAGGCGGTCGGTTTCCGACATCTTGTCCCAGGCGAGCCGAACGGACGGCATGCCATCGGTATCGACGATCTTGTTTTCTTGGGCGTATTTCAGGATTTCATCCCGAGTCGGCCTCTTTTCACGCTTGCCGAAATTCAGCCCGTCGTATTCGCGCTGCCATTCCCGGCGCATGAACACGGTCGCAGCCTGTCCGAGCGTCGCCTGCAAATTCTTTAGGAGAACGGCATTCTCTTCGAGCTTCTTGTCTCTCGCTTCGAGGGCTGATTTCACCGGAGCGAGCCACGGATCGGAAAAGGGATCGGAATTCGGATCGGCTTGCCGCGTAGTCGCCTTTTTTCGGGCTTCTTCTGCCGCGTCGTATGCCGCTTGCGCCTTCTGCGCGAGTTCCACAACGGTTTGCTGCCGAGTATTGAGTTCTGTTTCCTTCGCCTCGACGCCCTTGATCCGTTCGGATAGAGCTTGCCGGTCGGAAGAATTCAATGCTCGAATGGAACCAAGCGGTATTTCCTCATCTCCGAATTTGATCGGAGTATTATCGGGATATTCTTGCACTGATTCGAGCCACTTTTTTACCTTGTCCACACTCATAAACCATTCTCTCCTTTATGTCGTTGCACCCTGGTCGGCCCCAGGAACTTGCCCTTGGCTTACCGCACTGAAATTGATCGGCGGCTGACTCGATCCCTCTTCGTTCTTGCTGACTGCCTCGGTTACGTTACTTGCCTGCTGTCCTTCCTTAATCGCTCGCGATAAACTTTTCATCGTGGCACTAATCTGATTCGCCACATTCGGTAGGCTCTGAAACGTCTTCACGAACAGGACTCCGAGAATCTGGTTGACCTGTTCGAGTTGGCGCAAAACCATCGAAGGGTCGGCACCTTGTAATGCTGCCGACTGTTGAGCGAAATCCTGCCCTGGATTCGTCGAGGCTCGATTCGAGAGCGCCCCGAGGATGGTCGAGAGCATCCCTCCACCCGGAGGGGCACCACCGCCCATTAACGGATTTGGAGGACTCGCCACGACGCATTAATCTTTCGAACTCGGCCCGATATTCCGAGGCTTAGCATCTTTCGGAAGGACCCCCATCGGATCGTTGCGGTGATCGTCGGCTATATCCGCTACGCCGCCATAATCGATAGGACCTTCGGCTGAACTCTTAGGTGGTTGTGTCTCTAGCGGAGTGTCGAACACATCGAAATGGTTACCCTTAGCCATTGTTTTTGATTCTCCTTCCATTCGTCATCAGACCAATTCGATCTTCCGGCATGCTGTTGAACAGCACATCGCCATAGTCGGCGTCACCGGCCATAATCTCTTCGTTGAATGGCGATTCGAGATACGAATCCTCGGTCGTCTGGATGTTCCGGTTGATCTGCTCCACATCGATCCGATTGTCTCTTCCGTTCCGTGTATCCGGCATTTTTGTTCTCCTATGCGAAAGGCGGGGCATGCGTGGGGCATTACCCCGCCTCCGGCAGTACCTTCCGCGCCTACATCCGTTACTTGCGCTTACTGTGCCTACCGCGCCGTCGTGCCATATCGGTGTCTCCTTTCTCGTCTGGGCACCCGCTTACACGGGGAGACCCCCAGATCGCTTGATACTTACGAAGCTAGTACCGGCCAGCCTTCCGCATACCATGCTTGTGACCGGCCATCTTCGTATTCATAGAGCCACGTCCTTTTGACCGTCGCGCCATAAAATCGATCTCCTGTTAGTTCGTTAATGCCTTCGAAGGCCCGCATTCGGCAAGGGCACCTTCGGCGTTCTGTTTCAGACTCTCGAACCACATATCCTCGCCCATATCGACCCGATCCTGTTTCGTGGACCAGAAAGGTGGACAAACTTGCCCATTAATGGCGAATTGCACGAGATAGACTGGGGTTTGATAGCCCGGATGCGTGTGCTCGGAGAGGTGAATTAACTCAAACTTTTGTTGCACCTTCGGAGGATGGGGGTAAACCTATCGGTGAGGCAAGAGGGTGAGTTCGAAATGTTCGATATGTCTAGTTTATTTTCAACAACATCCAACGACCTTTGGGATCGCGCTTGATACGAAATCCGAGCCGAAGGATAAAGCCGCTACTACACCATCGCTTTATGGTTACAGAATTTTTATTATACTCCTTGGCGATCACACTCACTGGAATCCATTCTTCACGGAAAACACTCATTGGTGTTCTCATCATTCTAGCGAGGCCGTTTAAGGCGGGCTACCGCCGCAAGCTCTTGCGCGTGCTGCGCATCTTCCGCCAATTGTTCAGCTTGCGGCAACCCGAGGGTCTCGAAGATAAATTTAGGAGGCAACGCGCCCGTCTTCGAGAGCGCCATTACGAGATTTTTCATCATAGAGCTTGAAACCGCCTGTAGCGAAACTGCGTCAAGTTCAAGATCGCATTCCGCTCCATCGGGAATCGGCAGCCACGAGCACGATTTCTGCTTTTTGCGCTCTGGCATGAGCATATCTTCCTGCCGTTTGAACCGAGCCATCGTGTAAAAAACCATCCGGGCAAGACGCTGATAAGATTCGGCTAGTAGACGAGCCTTCATCCGAACGAAGGTCTGCCCTTGAAATACCGCCGCATCGAACAGTTCAGGGGAAATGTTTCCTCCCCCGGATTGCCCCTGCCGCTCCGGGGTTGTGCCCGAATACCGAGCCACTTTTTGTAGCAACAGTTCCGGTATCTGCGTCATATGCTGCGGAATCTGTGGCGGCGAACTCATGGTCGGAGGCTTGTCGCCGTCGTAAACCTGCACTTCTCCCGGCAATCCACCGTAAGCGTCGATATCGATATTCGAATCTCGGGGAATCCAGCATTGCACGTTATTCGTGCGGATCATGTTTTCGATGAGTTGCGTGTACATCCGTTCCGCAATATCCTGTGGAGACTTAACGTACCGAACTGGAGGAGGACCGTACATGCTATCAAGGTGAGGCATAGACCACATGCCAATAAATGGGAAAGTTCCAAAATCATCTTCGGGAAGGCGAGGAATGAAATTCGGCCCATCGGCAAGAATGATTCCGTTGCACTCGACGATGAATCGGCCATTCGGGAATCTCCACTTAAATTTAGGCTGGACTACAAGTTCGAAGCCTTCTCCCGCTCGAACTCCCGCAATTTCTTCCACTCGGTCTCGGGCATAATCCTTAACCCAAGCGTACCGTACACGCACACGAGGTCCGTTCCTTTGATGCTCGAAACCTTCGGGGGCATCGATGCGCAGCGGCCCAGGCGGAAGTTCCATCCCGAGGTCGAATCTCGACCCTTCCATCTCGTTGTCTTCGTAATCGTCATAACCGCCGCCAATCTTGACGTACTTCCCCTTTTCCGGGAACATGCGCCGAATTTCATCGACGTAGAAGTACCGCTCCTTGATAACGTAAGCCCAGGTTCGGTCGTCCTTAGCATGCGGGTCGGGGAAAATCGTCTCAGGATCATCGGCGGCAATCCAGGCCATTCCTTTGCCGCTTCGGGCGTCGGGAGACCATCCCACTTGCAGATAAGCCGGATTCACGAATTGAGACCAGAGCACGGCGTCGAAGATTCGGTTATTGAACATCCCGAGACGCCATGCCGCCGAAAACGCCTTCTCTCTCTGTTCGTCGGCTTTCCCATTCACCGAGATATAGATACGTGGCGTATCATTCGTCAAATCAGTAGCTTCGCAGCACATCAGGAATTGCGCTTCGGGGAGGATGACGCGTGGCCGGAAGGAAGGAGTAGCTGCCGAGGGGTACACATTCAAATTATAGAAGTTCCGCATCTCCTCGGCATGGTTCGATCCCTGTTTTTGCTCCCGTTCGAGCTTCGACATCCTTTGTAGCTCGTCAATTTGCTTTGATATTTTCTTGTCGCCGGGAAATGCGACAGTTTTATTCTCGGTGGTGATATACGGTGCCTGGATATAGGTGACAGACGTAAACTATCTCCTCTTCCGAAGTTCGAGTGGCGGTTTCCACTGCGGCACATTCACATAATGAACGAATCCCCGACACCCGCAAATGAACTGTTGCTGCGTTTCGGTGCTAGTCGCAGTGTTCAATTGCATTTGGCGCTGGCAGTAGGGGCACGTCGGAATCAATGCGTCCGCTCCTTGACCATCGAAATTCTGGAGAGGTCCGTCTTTCCAGACAACCAATCGCTCATATTCGTCAACGGGTCGTCATTATTCGATTCTCGATCCCCTTTCGAGAACTGCTCGCAATCGAAAATCATGGTCATCAATTCCTTCGCCGTCGCGTAGGCGGGAACGAGGTCTCCGGCATGTTCGGCAAGCGCCCGTTGTAGCTTCGCACTCGCGGAAGCGCGGCCCTCCTTCCGATCAACGGAGAATTGACGCCAGATTCGCTCGAATATCGCTTTCGCAGTCTCTTCTGTCAATGGAGCTTGATCCTTGATAGAACTTCCTTCGTTCGATCTTGATTCGCAGCATCGGCTCGGGCGGTTGCTGCCGCTTGCTGCACAACTGTAATCTTTTCCTGATGTTCGAGCAATCTTTTTGCTCGTTCGAGTAGGGAAATACCGAAATCGAGCGACATATTCGGAGCATCGATGTCGAGTTCTAGTGTGTCGGGATGGAAAGTCAGCAGCATGGTCCGTAATACGACTTCGTGCTCGTCCATTTTCAAGCCTCCGGCTGACGATTCCTATTTTTCAATTCGTCCGATAGTAAAGCAGCAACCCGGCGTTTGGTCAACTTTCTTTCGAGTTCGGTGAGTTTTTGGTCATCAAGTGTGGACCCCTTCGGAGCAAACAGATTCGGCTCCTCGGGGACCTGTTTTCGGATCGGATCGGCGGCAATCACTTCCTTGGTCGGCTGTTTCTCCGGGATCACGCGATAAACCTCCGTAAATGTCCCCATCGTGGTCCGAAGTACTAACTCCTGCGAGATCGAATCCCAACTTTTCATTAGCGTAACCGGCTGGTCGATTACGTCGATTAATTCGCCTTTGACCCGAATCTCTCCACCACGCTCTTTGCACAGAGCGGCAATGATTTTTACGAGGTAGGATTCTAGGCTCGCATCGCCACGAGAATAAGCTGGCATTTCACACTCCAACTAACCGGTCACGATGTTTTGTCTTCGCGGCCTTCATAAACATAGTCATTTCACGACGTATCATGCCAGAAATTTCTTCTTTCACGGGAATCCCTTGTAACATTTCCCGTGGGCTTTGTGGTTCTAGAATATTTTTCGGAGCGAACTTCATCCGGGGAGGAGGATATTGTTCGCGTGTCAAACAGGCTATCATCCAGGCTACGGCGATATCATCATGGTCGCGCTTTATTTCCCACCGCCATTCTTTGATTGTCATACCGCCAATTTGTCCCATTAAGGCTCGGTCATTCAATACCAAGCCTCCAGGCTGGAAATTCATGCCCATCCTGATACCACTACGAGCAGCATCTACGATTAGTCGTCGCGTAGCTTGGTTCATTTCGAATCCAAGAGATATACTTCTTGTTTTCCCACGTCTGCGATCATCCCTTCCTTTCCATGTATAAATATTGGAGTATCTATATGTATCCCGCAAAACTTTGAGCGCCCATCGACCTAAATTCCCGGTCAATTCAATATTGACCATTGCGAGATTATAGAAGTTCCCGCACATATTAAGTTGCTCGGCTAGAATTTCAGGGGGCACTCTTTCTGCAAATCGACACGCGAGTTCCCCAGTTTCCCCGCATAAACAGCAATAAGCTGTGAAATCACCCTCCTCAGTTCCGAGAGCCGCATCTGCGCCAATGAAATAGTGTAATCCATCAGGTTTGTTGTTTTCGTTTACCGGATATTTCCATAGGAATACAGGACCGTTATCGTCTTTGTGAAATTCAATTTTAGCGTGAGGTGAAGGACGATAGAATTTTCCTCTTGCAATAGGTGGTCTAATCGTCTTTTCACAGTATGCCAATTCTTCTCTCGGAAGCGCAGGATCGCCGCTGATTTGGAAGGCAACTTCCGGGCAATTATGTGTGATTAGTCCATTTGCATTGAAAAGATTATCTCCGGTAAGTCTGACATCGTAAACTTCCCGAAGACCAACACTTTCGATGGTCGATATCGTATCAGCTAAAATGATTGGTAGAGATTTTCTTCCCAAATGTTTATAGGGAGCGCATACATTTTTCCGCTTACCAATAAATCCAATATCCTGATGATATCTAAGAGATTCACTAGCTCTCAGATATAACCACCACCCTTCAAAAACCTTTCCTTCCCTTCGTGTACTGGCTCGTTTTATCGTGGATGTAACTCCAAATCCAAGGAGGAGAAGTTGAACTTCCTGCACGAAACTCCGATATTGACTATAAAATTTTATACTATGGCCTTCCCATGCATTCCAACCATCGGCTTCGAATAATGAACGTATAAATTCTCGCACCACAATCCTCGGAGATCGCCAAATACATTCTGGGACGCATACTTTTCTCATTGGGAGACGGTCGCCCCTTTTATCCAATCCAGTTGCACGAATTCCCAATTTCTCCATAAGGCCAAGAAATGCTGGACGAGAAACTCTTATTTCGGTTGATCCAACCGAAGGATTTCTAGTTTGATGGCCTCCCAAAATTTTGTCAAAAAGGCGTTCAACATCCTCCACTACATCATCATCCTTCCTAGTGCAGCAAATCGATACTTGAGCACCATGATAACTACCATCTCCCATGAAATATCCGAGAAATCTTCCCCAATCTTCATCTATTACAAGATGGCATTTAACCCCACCAAAATCTTCCCATTGAACCAAATAATAGGATGGCGCAAAATCTAGAATTGAAAGAGGGATCGTATCCCCAACTTTTAGATCAGATACGCGAGTCAATTTACCGCTTAATAGTGGGAATAGATGTTCATCTGTAACATCTATTTCACGTCCCGAATTGAATGTTATCCTTTTTGTTGGTTGCTCCCCCTCATGGAACACACCGATTATATTTTTGCCGGAAACTCTATCATCCAACTTTAGTTCCGACAGATAAATAATCCCCCTGGATGTCTGAACTCTAGTATTCCCCGAAAGACAATGGGGAAAGTCCGTCAAAAAAGCAGTTTCCACGTTTCTGCAATCTTCCGCTTTGGTCCTTCGCATCCATGCAATCTGTTCTCGCGTTGCGTTAAAGGGAGGAGCCATTAATTCTTTTTCAAGATCGTCCCGAGGAGCATCTTCGGCTTCTTCCTCTGGACGAATGAAATCTGGGTCTTCGAGCCATGATGCAAAATTAGCAATATATCCATTTTTACCGGCTACGGCTTCGTTCCAATATTCGTAGAATGCTTCTCCGGGACCTTCGCGGCCATTCGCAGTCGATTCAATAACCACGATACTTCCTGGACCCTTAGAAACAGAAGAAATCATGGCGACGAAAATTTCAGGATCGTAATATTTAGCAGCTTCACTAAGTAGCAATCCCGAGAGCGTTCCCCCACGACCAGCAGCCGGGGTTCCGGCTGTAGCAATGGTCAAATGGCTATCGCCATTGCTATGTCTAAAATAAATTTTCTTTTGTTGGATGTCCTCTAGAGGAAATTGGGGGAATCCCCTAGAAAGATCGCTCGGCACTCGAAATAATTCTTCCGCGCTCGGAGCGAGATGCGCGACAATCTTCATATTCATATTCGGAAAGCCAAGTCCACGGCACCAAAGTAGCCCTGTTGTCTGCGAAGAAAATCCGACACGCCTAGCTTTCAAATCAATAATACGAATGTGTCCCTCACGCCTCCATTGTTCGCGCATTTTTTGCAACCTTCTCTCCTGACTTGGAAAGAAAGTAAATTGGGTCATGGCATGAGTCTGCCGATTCTTAATTGGTAGACGCGATAGCAACGTGCGAGAACGATCCAGCCAAGTTGGGTCGTAAATCTTAGGCATTTTCCCGTTCGGCGGCAGCACGAGCTAGTTCGCGCTGATGTCGTTCTTGGATGACTTTTGCATTAAAAAGAATCACGCAATGCTCGCCGCAGCAGTATATTGTTGGAACTAAGCCGGTTGTCGGGTCTTTATAACTGTGGTCGGTATACTTCGGCTGGCCCTCGAAATGCTTGCCACACATAAAACAATCGTACCCGGAAGTTCTCTGCATCGACCGCGCATTCAGGATTTTACCGGCGTTCTCGAATTCCGATTTCAGATGCGCGTAGAATTGCTGCCCTTCGTTCATCGGAATGTGTTCCCAATCGACTTCGATGGTGATGTGATCGACGAAATGGGATACGGGATATACCGGCAACGCTTCGGTCGGAATTACTTCATCCTTCACTTCGGCAACCATCGTTCCGCGTTCAATGGGGGCATTCATCGGAACTTTGGCCATCGCTTCTCGGAGGGCAGGATCGGCGGGAACTTGCTGCTTTTCGGCCTTGCGTTTGATCCAACTTTCCTTCATCTTTGCGGATTGTAAAGCGCGTGCCTCGGCTGTCATTGCCACGTCATTTTCCTCCACTGGTCGGAAATGAATATTCTGGTCGGCTAGACTCGTATCGAATTTGCGCTTCCCTAGCGGCCTGCTTCTTTAAAAATGCCTGATAGCGTCCGGCATTTTCGTCTCGTTCTTTAGGGAAAATGTTTATTGAGAAGCAGGTTCGGCAGGTCAAAACGAAAGCAGTATCGGTCTCTCGGGACACGTAAACCGAAGATCGTTCACACGTTCCGGCTAGAAAGTTTCCACAGGTCGGCAATTCGGGCATCGGGAGAAAGATACGCCTATTCCCAACTTGAATGCAAGCCCGACAAAGAGTATCATGCCCAACGAATGAGCGACCCCGAAATTTGCGAAATACATAATCGCCGAATTCCTTGTCTCGGGTGTCGTGGTGCAGCCGGTGGACGCGTATCCAGTCCGAAGAAATCGGCTGCAAATAAAGCCAAAGCTCGATCCGCTGCCCTCAAAAGATGGGGCCGTACAATTCCCGAGGTTGAAAATGGGAGGAGTTAAAGGCGCAATCCGACAGAAAAGCACATGTTTTATAACTAATAACCGCTATGATGAGAAGACTGGTTGCTGGAACTGGACTGGACACCGCAATAATCACGGCTATGGCACTATGTCCTATCTAGGTAAACCTGAATACGTACATCGAATTTCAGCCCATTGTTATTTGAAATTTGATTTAGAGTCCGATCTCCACGTCCTCCATCGCTGCGATAATCCGGCTTGTTTTAATCCAAAACATCTTTTTATTGGGACGCATACAGACAATATGCGGGATTGTGTAACGAAAGGAAGGCACCGCAGTTCTCCACCTTGGACACACTGTAAATCTGGGCATGCTATGTGTGGAGAAAATCTTAGGATTACTGCCAATGGTAGAAGGTACTGCCGAACTTGCAATAATCGAAGAAACGCACAAAGGTATATCTGATGCCAGGTTTTGCGGAAATGTGTATGTCTGGTCACCATGAATCTTGCACAGACCATCAGTGCAGGTGCGGATGCCATAGTTGGGTACGAGAACTGATAAAGGCTCCGATCATACAGAAACCTGCCGGGATCGGCAATCTCGTATGCCCAACATGCGACCGCATTCCGAAAGCCGGGGATGCCTTCTGCCGAAACGATGGCAGCCGACTCATTGCCGGAAAGACATGTAGCTGCGGTAAGCCGGGAGCGCCGGACGACGTTTACTGCGGGAGCTGCGGGGCTAAGTTCGGACTTCCGCCCCTTCCGGCACTCGAACTCTCCGAAGAAGAAATTGCGGCTATCGAAGCGAAAGCTCGAATGAGACCATCCGATGTCGAAATCCCACCGACTGAGGTTCACTGAAAATGCAGGAGGTCGCTCTCATGGATGAATTGCGCAAAATAGTTCACGAAATTCTCCATAAGCACGTCATTATCCAACTCGAAAAACTTACCGATCAAAAGCTCGATGAGCATATACGAAAAATTATCAGACAAGAAATGCAAAAGGATGCTCGCTAAATGGAACTCTCTCGCCGAAGGTTCATGCAGTTCCTATCCGCCGCGCCGGTCGCTCTGGCTTTTGATCCGCACCGGAAGATTTTCGATATGGGCCGGAGTCAGATTTGGACTCCACCGCCTCCCGAAATTATTCCTGCCGTGATGGGTGATTGGATCGAACTTGGTCCGTATATCGACTTCTCCATCAATGCTGTGCTTGCCCAGTATGGTCAGAAAATTATGGAACAGGCCATCGAAGCAGTCCCATCTCATCTTTATACATGGGATATATCCCAATGAGGTCTAAATGGTCAGCAAGAACTTCTACGAAAGATTAATGGAGTCTAGGCCCGTTAAGTTCAATGCCGAGGAAGTGTCGTACCGGGAAGCCGAAGGCGAAGAAAAATGCCAAAATTGCCAGCACTTTTTCGAGCGCGTGATCGACAAATTCCATACTTGCGAAATATTCCGAGATGAAGAGACCGACAAAGACGGGGTATCCCCGACCGGAGTCTGTGACTTTTTCACTTCGAACGGAATCGACTTTCCTCTATTGGAGGAGTAGAACCTGATGGCGATGAATTGGGGCTATGAAGTTTTTCCGAGAGAAAGGGATGTGGAAAATGAGGGGCACCGGGAGGCAGCAATCGGCATGGGTGACATTATCGAGCGCGGGAATACTTCTACTACTGGCTTTTCTGCTTGGATTGACCGGAACTACAGGGCGATAATGCTTTTGTCGATGCTCGCCGAACTTCTGCTTCTCGGATGCCTCGTTTACCTAGAATGGGTGCCAAGAAAAACTACTACAGTATTTTCTCCCGCTACCGAAGTTCATGTTTGCATCCGAATGCGCAATACTGGTAGCGAAGCGTTCTGGGAAACAATTCCCTGTCCATGATTTTTGGAGCGCCCGGTGGGATTTGCGCCCACAACCCCCGGCTTTAGAGTCCGTTGCTCTGCATGTTGAGCTACGGGCGCTCAGTCGAATTGGAGCCGGACTCACATTCAAGTGAGGTGAGATGCCTCCCACCGTCCGGCATGGCGCTCCCCCCAGGGCTTATACCTGGACTACCCGCTGTAGAGGCGGGTGTACATACGCTTATACGAGGGGAACGTGGGTAAAGTCGATAATTCTCCATTAGCTTCCGAATCTCGCCTCGAAGCGGAACCGTCGCAATCGCCGTAAATCCCATATCGTTATCCGGCTCATGCCAACTGTAGTGCTGGATTTGATTCTCTTGTAGTTTTCGTTCGACGCGGGCGAGACTCTTCACATTAGGAATGCCGATCAGGACAATATTGGGCACACCCTGAATACCGGCATGTTCGAGTGCGAGATGGAAAATAGCGTGATTTGATTGGACGATTTGATGCTCGACCGGAAGATCGGTCCTGATGAAAATATAAACGTAGGATTCAGGAATCTATGTCATGCCGAATATAATAACAGAATCGGATATCCAAGTCAAATGAAATACGAGAGCGGTCTGGCCCTGCACCGCTCCCGTATCCCTCCCTAGCCTTGCTTCGATGGGCCGATTATACCGATTTTAGGTCCAAAGGCAAGATTTTTGCTCTGGATGCCGGTCGAACGAGAGGCTACAGGCGTTGCATACTGTCCCTTCGCCGACGAGCACGGTGGACGTACTGCCGCACTTCGGGCATGGCTTACCCATGTTCTTTCGGGTTCGGAAATAGTAGTGGTATAGAACCCGATCTATATAGCGTTCCGTTTTCAGAACACCTCTCGCCCGCATCCGGTCGGCCCACCGAACGTCCTCTCCGTGCCCGCCTTCCATTGGTTCGAGTAGCGCAAGGTCCCGACGTATCGGATTGATATGCGAAATGTCCCGTGCATAGAATTCATCAGTTTCATACCACCCCCTATAAACCAACGAATGACGGGTCACTTTTCCAAGAGGTTCGCCGTCCACATAACACTGCAAATTATGGCCGATATAATCTACGCCGTCCATTAGCGGAAGAATCGAAGATATATAGTCGGTAGATACTAAATCGTCATCGTCACAAAATGAACAATAATGTGCTTCCGACGCCCTTCTCAACATATCGCGGTTTTCGCCCAAAGTATATTTAGGATCGCAGGTACGAATCCTGACCGAAATATTCGGATTACCGGAGCATTGGGGGGCGAGACACATCATTAAACGCCGTAGAAATTCATAGCGAGTGGGCATTGTTAATATCAAAATCTCCCACTTCATGTCGGCCACTTCCCCGCGCTATGTTGCCTCTGTAGAGATTTGTAATCGACATTAAGTTCTCTGGCCCATTCTCCTAAAGTCAGATTTTGACCCTGGAATTCAACTCGGATATTTCTCCTGCTGTTGTTCATTTGCTCGGTCCATGTAGCCCATCGGCAATTTCCTGGTTCGTAGTTTCCATTCTGATTCGGATAACGGTCTAAGGTAAAGCCGCGCCCAAGTCCAGTTGGACGTTCGCCCATATCAGCCAAAAAATGTTCAAATTTAAACCATCTTTCGCAGACTTTAATTCCCCGGCCTCCATAGTTGTAATACTCCTTAGAATTCTCATTTCTACAACGCTGGATCATTGCATTCCACGATCTGTATGTCGGACTTTTACCGGATGCGTTGTTATGGCCGTGTTTGGTAAGTGATATTGGCCCGAGCTTTTGACTCCATTTTGGTCCGTTCCAACCTATACGGATTTTATCCCTACATGTCCTACACGTTTTGGCATACCAACATTTCATGCCTTCGCAATGAGGGCATTTGTTCTTTGTGCTTAGTCTAGGCATTGCTACCTCGTAAATAGGTATGAACAACAATTGCAATGGAACTTCCCCACTCCGACCGCCACAGTCGATAGGCTCTCGCACTTCGGACACATCCCGGCGCTTCGAATATTGTTGTGTGGCGGACACCAGCCCTTCGTATCCTGCCGCTTATCCATTAGTTTTGCGAGTTTCTGAGCGTCACGCTGCCGTTCGGCTTGCATTGCCGGGCTATAGTATAGAGTGTCGGGGTCATCCTCCCGGTGCCGTTGTAATCGGTCGGCGGTATTCTCATCGATCTCGGCCATCCCTTGCGAGAAATGTAAATGTTCAATGATAAAAGGAAGGTACCGACGGCGACCAATCATATTCGCCAATTCGCAAAGCCACGCATCTCCAAAGTCACTGCTAAAGTACGGTGCAATAAAGTAACCTAAACAATCGGTCCAGCGTTTACTAGTGAAGGCATGGGGACCAAAATTTGATCCATGTCCGAAGCGGTCAAGGCCATGTAGACACATAATTTTGTCCGGCACTTCATCGAAGGCTTCTTGCACCATTACATCCCAACCGGATGTACAGTAGCGAACATCATCGTTACCCTGTTCTAAAATTTCACCACGCGCAATCGGAAGTATTTCATTCCACGCCTGAGTAATTTTTCTGATTCGTGGACCGATTTTGTAGGCCAACCCTAGTTCTTCTGCGACGGGAATACTAAGCGGGTCATCGTCGTCTATATATAGACAAATGTCTACCTCATTCTTGGCTGTATCTCGAACCGATTCGACCATGCGACGTAATTCCTTTGGCCGTTTGCGAGTAGGTAAAAGTATACTTATCACGGCCATATTCCGCGATGATATCTATATCCCAATGTATTCCTATGTACATTTAGTCTTCTGGCCCATTCACTTAGGACCAAGGTCTTCCCATTCATTGTAATTCGAATATTCCGTGATGTATTCTGACCTTGTTCTAATCTAGTGGCCCATCTACAATTTTCTGGATAGTAGCCTTTCTTCGAATCTATTCGGTCGATGGTTTTGTCGAGTGGGCGCTCGCCCATATCGGCCAAGAAGTTTTTGAAATCCCTCCATCGTTCACAGACCTTAATCCCACGGGCACCATATTTGAGATACGCAACACAATTCGGATTACAACAGCGTTGGATAATTCCATCCCATGATTGATACGTTCTACTCTTCCCTAATTTGGTCGAATTGTGTCCATGCGTTCTGCCGATACCATCAAGCATCTTTTCCTGATGGAGACATCCGCAACTCTTGGTATGTCCACGTCGTAGAGCCGTGCTAACCACTTCGGTCGCGTTACCGCAATCACAGTGGCATTTCCATATGACACTTTCACTCTTCCGACGTTCTGTTGGGTATAATACAACTAGTCTACCGAAGCGCTGGCCGGTCATTTCATTTCTCATTGAATTTCCTTCTTGGGCACGCCCAAAAATTGAAGGATACGTAGAACTGTGCTGCCTGTAAACCCATACTTTTCGCCGATCTCATCGAGGGTCTTGCCGGACTCCCATTCCTCGATTGCGTGTTCGTACAGTTCCTTTAGGCTATCCTGCTCGTCGGTCATACCGACCTTCCGATTTCGTAGTAGGGTCGAACATTCGCCACCGAGAATGCCGCCCGAGCGATGGCTCGACTGTACATACTGCACGTCCTGGCGAATCCAATACTCGAAAAACAATTGTCGATGAAATCGCACATTGTATCGAAATTCTCTGTGTAGGTTCCGTTTCCATCGATATAGTCCTTATAGTTGAGTCCCGGAAGGTCCCGAGCTACGACCGGCATACCGGCTGCCAAAGCCTCCGTGAAGGAAGTCGATAGCGGTCTACCGGCTGCATTATCGAGATTCAGGAAGGCCCGGTACTCGCTATACATTTCGGCCATCTGCTTCGCGGTCTTAAATTCAGTCGCCCCGTCGTGGTGGTGCATCCGTCCCGGGAAGCGTTCCGAGAGTTGTTCGAATAGATCAACCCCACAGACCGATTTGTCTGCCGGTCGCCATAGGTCCTTCCCGGCGAGAACGAATAGTGCCTCTTCCCGAAGGCCAGTCCATTCCCGCTCGAACCACCAATCGCCGACTGGAAGTGGACCGAACTCCGCTTGGGGATAGGCTGACTTCCAGGATGGGACAATGGACGGCATCCCGACTTTGATGGGTAGGTTTTTGATCTTCTCCCGGTAGTTCGAGGGCAAGTAATCCGGGCCGTCGTACCAGCACACAAAGACCAGAATCGGGCATTCGACCCGGTGACAATGGTTCTTCCAGTCGGCGGCATAATCGAAAGTCTCGACCGATTCGATCAGGAGATCAAACTTCGAGAAATCGCACTCCGAGTACGGCTTTTCCTCGAAATGAAGGTCAAGCCCGACTTCCTGCCATTCTTTCACTCTGTCCTTCGCTTTTGCCAGATTCAGGATTCTCTTGTCCCAACTGTACAGCGCATCGCACGGAGGTCCGATTACACAAAGATCAGGAAATATGGACGCCATTTTTTCAACAAGAGCAGAAACGCAGGGATATAAAAGTCCACATTTCATAAATTTGTCCTAGCAAATTCACCGTTAAATTTTTGTGCGGCTGCATTGTAGGCTGATACCGCTTCTTCTTTTGAAGTAAACATCCCAAGATGATGTCCTATCCCATTGACAGTAATTCTGGCTCTCCATTTTCCATATAATTGATCCACTCCAATTAAGCCACTAGCCCCCAGTGGACGCCTGGACTTGGCTAGGTTTTGACGATGAGTTGCTGGACGAAGATTGCAACGTCTGTTATCCAAACCATCCCCGTTGATATGGTCGATCTCTTTAGCGTCCGGCAATAAAAGGCGGTGCATTCTCAACTTAGTGGAATTCCTCTTCGTGTTTGGTTCGTGTGCAACAGCGTAAAGAACTTTCCATTTCCGATTAGTTCTTTTAACATGCCAATTGAATCGAGAAAGGTATTCAAAATCCTCGTCATCAACAAGGGCCACTTTACCTTGCGTTAAAGTAATTTCCTTCATGTCGTGATCTCCGGTAAATGGATGTCGGCGAGTCCCCAATCCTCGTCATTCTTTTGCCCAACGAAATAGTGGATGTCCGAGGAATGGATCGTCATTCGGCCTTTGTGAACCGAACGGTCGTGCTCCTGATGGAAGATCGGGCAGGGAAGTTCGACCTTTGGAATGCCCATAGACTCCGCATTCCATATAAGCAGCGAATCGATATGCGAATAACTGACAATATCGAGATACCCTCGGAGGTCGAACCACTTGTCCCGATGCATCAGAACGAAGTCTCCCGGCCCACTTGTAATCTGAACGAGTTTCCCGTCTTTGATATCATGTCTCGGAGCCTCGTAGCAGCAATGGTAATCGAAGTCGTACCCGAGACGTTCGAGCATTTCCTGCCCTAAAATGATGTCGGGATTCATCGATAAAATCCAGTTGCCGTGCGCCCTCCGAATGCCGACATTCTTGGCCCGATATTCGAAGAACGGAAGCCAGTCATGCCCATGCATCTGATTGTGCAATTCCCGTGAAACGGTAATAACCCGAACGCCCCGTCGCCGGATCGTCGAGGCAAGCGGAGGCCGATCCTCGGGAGGATTCCATTCGACCATGATGATTTCGGCATCGGATGGAAGCGTTTCGAAGGAGCAGTTCATCCGGTCGATGAAGTCTCCGCAATGCCCATCGTTTCGGCCTGCACAGATGATACTCAGTTTCATGGCGTCCAATTCCATACAGGATCAAGGCCAGAAACTTCCGGTAGATAGGCTCCGTCAACTTTAGTCGGACGAACGAACTTCGCCATGAAATCGAATTCACCTTTACGCTCAATCCTCCATACCATCCCTTCAACCGGATCAATGGCCCCATGAAATCCGTTTCTTCCGCCACGCTCCAATTCTTCAAATCCAAGTCCTACACAAATAGGACCGCCCTTCTGGATCACATGCGCGAGCACAAAACGATCTTGTAGCTGTTCGATGGCCGAGTAGGGCAAGCGCCGGTCATCTTCCATGAGATCGAATACTACGAATGGCTCATGCGTGAGTTTATATCTAGTGCCGTGCGCTTGAGCAAGCCATTCTCCGACAATACGCTGGCCGGGCTGTAGCGCAGACCGAAAACGATCCTCATTCTTTCTAACCCAATCAGCAAACCATTGATGCTGTATGAACTTGGAAGTTTGAGCGAGATACCCGGCACGGCCAAGAGCCAAAATATCATCTCCGATTCTTGCTACGCCGACGTTCGAACCGTCAAGTTTCTCCGTGCAGATTACAAGATCGTGACGGTCCCGTAACCGATTCGTGCAAATTTCTTCCTGTCCTTCGTGGCAATGGTGGTCCCCTGGTCCCATTCGGCTGTCCGGAAGATGCGGAATGCTGCCATAGTTTTTTCGGCCAAGGGGCTTCGTCGTCATCGGGTCGCAAGCCGGAGAGAGATATTATCCGTGATCCAGTTGTGCAGATTCTTACGTGCTTGGAAAAGTTCTGCTGTAGTCATTGTCGGTAAGTCTAGAACCGTCGTTTTCGGGTCGTCATCCATCAATTCCCACATCATAGAGAACTTATCCGGTGGGATAGAAACCCCGAATTTTTCGGGCGTGTTCCACACTTCACATCCAGGATACGGCTGGAACATATGCAAACTGGCGGCATCCGGTCGGCAGGTGTCCAGCCAGTCCTGCATTTCCTGAATCGACTCCCAAGTTTCACCCGGAAACCCGATCAAAAGATACGCCCGTGCCGAGATTCCGGCATCTTGGCAAAGTTTAATCCCCCGAGTGTTCGCTTCGGGCGTCGTGCCCTTGTTCATGGCTTTCAGCATTCGGGCCGAGCCGTGCTCGACTCCGAACCCGAGTTCGGTGCAACCGAGGCGAGCTAGGTCCTTGAACAGTTCCGAGTCGAACAGATTGACCCGGCTCCATCCTCGCCACAGCATCCCGTAGTCGTGAAACAGGGCAGCCAATTCCCGGCACCGCTTCGCCTTAATGGTCAACACATCATCCCAAACTCGGAGGGCGGTTACTCCAATTTCGGCGAGGGCTTTGACCTCCGCTTCGATCTGGTCGAAGGTTTCTTCCCGTAGTTTGGTCCTAGCATCCGCGCAAAAAGAGCAACCATACGGGCATCCTCTCGCTGTCCATAGGGACCCAATAGTTCTTTCAGCAGCATCGATAGATTGTCCGTGGATTGAGGCAACTTGAAGTCCTCCTTTGCTGTAATTTCCCCAGAGGTCGTAGGCCGGGGTCTTCATCTTCGTTACATCTGGGAGCGGCGGCGATGGGTAAAGCTGGTGAACTCCGAATGCATCGAACCACGTCACTCCTGGCACTCTCGTTACATCCCCGCCTGCCTGCCATATATTGCAGAACTGGACGAAGGATTCTTCGCACTCTCCGGTCATCAGGAAATCGAAACCTTCGAAATATTTCTTCTGTTTGAATTGAGCGTGGGGACCTTCGATGATGTACGTCACATGCGGCCCACCGGCTACCTTCACCTTGGCGGGCCAAACGGACGCTAGTTGACCGCCAAATTCGGCATTGGGAGTCACAATCGAGACGCCCAGGATGTCGCACGGTTCCATGAGGTCGGGATTGACCTTGAGTTTATTTTCCGAGGCGTCGAAGGTCGAGATTCGGTGACAATCGATGATTTTAACTTCGTGGCCCGCTTCACGAAGCGATGCGCCTAAATAGAGTAAGCCGAGAGAAGCGTGCAAGCTCGGGTTGAACAAAGAAAACGACGGACCCCCTGTAAGTATAATTTTAGCCATTTTTTTGCTCCGGGAAATTGAGTCTAGCGAATTCCCCGAACAGAGCCAATGCCGCAGCATCATAAGCTTTAGCAGCTTCCAATGGAGATTGGAATACACCAATAAATTCATTTCTAATTCTGGCGCACCATCGCTTCTGATGTCGAGACACACCCTTGAATCCAGACTCATTGTCTCGGTGTTTTTGCATATTGCTCATATTTTGAGGCTTCGTCGCCGCACGGAGATTCTGGCGTCGATTATCGAGTCCATCCCCGTTGATATGATCGACTTCTTTCGCTCCTGGTAGCAAAAGTCTATGCATCCTAAGTTTGGTCGAATTCCTTGTAGTGTTGGGTTGATGCGCGACCGCGTATAGTACTCTTGCTTTCTTGGATGGTCTTTTTAGATGCCACTTAAATTGAGACAGAAATTCAAAATCTGCATCATCGACCAGTGCGACCTTTCCTTGGGTTAGAGGAATGGTTTTCATCCGATCCCCTTTACGGCCTTCGACCACATGCGCATCAGTCTAGCCGTTTCGGAATAAAATGGCGATGCTTGGCTTTCGACAAAGTCCGAAAGAGACAAATACGCTTCCTCGACCGTCGTGCCAGTCAATTTCGTCTCCAAGAGTTTCGGGAGCAGTTCTTCGAGGAGTAGGATCGGCTCGATTTCCTTCTGTACATCCCTTAGGTAGACATGGGAGTTCCGGCGATGTGTGACCACCGGAGAGCCGAACCGGGCTGTCCAGCCCATATGCTTTGCTACTTTGAGAGCGAAATATCCCTGGAAGATATCACCGAATCGATCCATCATCGAGGTCATGCGCACGAAATAGTACGCGCCCATCAAATCCCGATGCACCGCTGTATTCTGTGAGTTGATCGGGCACCAAGTTTCAGGTCCAAGTACTAATTCGCTAGAGCATCGGATTGCCTGAAATGGAAGATGCAGCCAACTCATCGCATCTAGATCGGGATCGCCAATCCACATCCCGGCGTTGATTCTAACAGTAGATTCGGTTAACGGTAGTTTTCTCGACCTTGTTGTTCCCCTTGCAAAAAAAGGGAATCCTCTAGGATATTGGTATGGAGGAGCATCAAGTAAAGCGAGATTATTATACCAGTGTCCTTCTTTCTCATAGCCCATAGACCTTGAAAAACCGTACTCATGCGCCTGCAAGTAATCCTCATTCTCTGAGCAGTAGTTATCATCGTCGATGGACACAACCATTTCCGCTCCATCGGCAAGCGCCATCAGATAGCCGACATTGCGCCGATTGTCGGAGTTCTCTGGAATATCGTGCGAGCGGAATCCACTGTCATTTAGGAAATCAAACTGAGTCGTGAGTTCTGGGCAAAGCACGCCTTTTGGAATGTTAAATGCGGGAGTTTTGCGATCAGGGATTAAGAAGATTGTCGCTTCACGCCCGAACTTAGCGAAGTTTCGGAGATAGCCGTCGAGGAGAACCGAACAGTCGTGGATCGTGGTGACGACAACGGCGGCTTTCACGCTTTCACCGCACGGATAAGAAGGTGGTGACCGATATGGAGTTCTAGTTTCCGAAAGAGCCAGTCGGGAGTCACGTTCCAAGGAAACGCCTTTACATATCGGTATTGGACGTAATCCTTGATACGCCACGGGAAAATGTGAACCTTTCGAATCGATAAGACTCGAAACCCGCATGATTCGAGGAGATGCCGCGCAGAGCGTTCCGAGTACCAGCGAACCAGCGGACATCCCGCCTGCGCTTCCGGCTGAATCCCTAGCAGATGTTTGAGACTCCATCGAGCGTAGAGCATGACTCGAAGTTCGCCGCCCGGAGCGAGGCGTCGAGCCGCTTTCGTCAATACCATTTCCGGGCGCGGCGTGTGATGCAGGACCCCAAACGAATAAATCAAATCATACGGTCCATCAGGAAGGAACTTCTCCGCGTCGGCCAAGTAGAAATTAACCCGGTTGATGGAAATAAGATGCCCGAGTCCTTCCACATCGAACCGTTGCATGGCGATGATTCGGCTACGGCTCGATAGTTCCACGGCATCGACTAAAGCACCGGCTTTCGCGAACTGTAACGTATCGGTGCCGATTCCCGCACCTATTTCGAGAACTTTCTTCCCATCCCACCTTTTGAAATCCGCGAAGGCAGGGATATGCGATTCGACGAAATACCGGCGCTCCGATACTCCATGCGACCAAAAGGCGGTTCCGACTTCGCCTTCGCCATGTCGAATGTTGCAAGGGCTGGCGTTCCAGTAGGCTTCGATCTCAGAAATCTTCGTCATAGATCATCGCATTGATCGAATCGGCGGCTATCGAAAGATGCGCTTCGATTCCCACTTGTTCGGCAACGTACTGAAACATCCGATTATCCCTATCGAGGCATGGTCCCGCGTAGGGCCATCCAGGTTTGAGATACCGATTGTTAATCCGAGGATCGGTTCCGACTGCATCCATAATCTTTGCGGAATCGGCCCCAAGTTTCCGGGCCACGAGATGCAGTTGATTCGCAAGTGAAATCTTCATGGTTAGCGCACAATTGAGCGTGATCTTGGCAAGTTCGGCCTCGATAAGCGACATCCGTTTGACCGGGGCATCCGAAATCTTCTCGTAGATTCTCTCGACTCGGTCTCCGGCTTCTTTTCGATGCTCGCCGATTAGCACAAAGGACGGTGCTCGGAGGTCGGCTTCGACGTATTCCAGGCGAATGAATTCCGGCTTGTAGACCACGTTGTCGCCGACAATCTCTCGGAACTGGTCGCAGCTTCCCGGCGTCGTGGTGCTGGTGATGATGTACAGATAGTCCGACTTCATGGCAATCGAGCGTTTGAACTTGCCGAGGGCGTCGAGCAGACAATCGTTCGAGAAGGACCCGTCTTCCTTCGATGGGGTTGGCACAATGAAGATTGCGGCGTCCGTCCGATCCACCGCCTGTTCGAGACTCACCTCGGAATCCTTGGGGATATGATCGTAACCGAAGGCTCGGAAGCCCTTATCCCGAAGCATGCCGAGGATGGGACGCCCGACTTTGCCGAGTCCGACGACGCAGATTCGCTCCATTGCGATCCTCTAGACCGTCCTCCGTCCTTCAAATTTCGGTTCATCCCACACATCGATGTAATATCGAATCCCGGCATAGTACATGACTAGAAATGGATCGGGCCTGACCCTCTCTTCCCGCACCGGAAATTCAATGCTGAACACGGCGTTCGGAAGATGTTCCTTCAATTCGACAGCCCGCGAGAGAACAAATTCGGGCATCGGTTCAGCATAGTTCTCTATCCGCGCCGATTCCCAATGCACACGCTCCCAACTGAATGTCCCGGAATGCTTTTGTCGATACCACCGTTGATATTTCTGGACCTGCCTCTCATTCAGCGGCTCGATGCCCAACTTCTTGAAAACAGCGCTCACTTCCGATGACGAGCGATTCGGAATCGTTTGCTCCAAAACCGAATAACCCAAGAGGGTTTTCGCCTTGACCGCGAGTTCCTTCCTCGATTCATCCGGCTCCTCGACTTCCGATTCCCGGTACAACTTCGGTTTCGTATTGAAGATCATCTATTTCCTCCTATGATTGGCGGTTCATAGTGACTAATGAAGACGGTCAACCCTCGACGCTGAACCCTAAACTTAGTTCCATTATTGCGCCGATTGTGCGTGTTAAAAATGAAATACTGCAAGGCCAAACCTTCCTTCCTCGAATCCGTTTCCACCGGCAAGGCAAAACCTTTTGGCAACTTCTCAAGAGCCGCAACCACTTCAAGCCATCGAGATGATCCACGAATCGTTATTTGCTGATCCACCGGCTCCAAAATCTTCATGGTTCCTCCCGTAGAACGTGCCACGCCTCGATGTAATCCCGGTAATGATGCGCATTCGATAGCACTCTACCATTGGTTGTCTTTGGCTCCTCCAACCGAAAGCATGTCTGCGATTCCGGCCACAATTCCTGGGGCATAATCAGAAACCTGCCGTCCGGTAATTCCCAAGCGCAAATATCAGCCGGTCGAAGCGGTGCTCGAAGTACGATCACTTTATAGGAACCACTAATAAATTTACTCGGTGCACTTCGTACTCGAACTAGTTTCGTCCCAACAATGAACGATTCCGGCCCTTCGGGACTCCAATTTACCTCGAATCCCTCTTCAATCGCCCTACGGTAAAACCGATTCTCCTCCATCCCGGCCAACATCCGCTCGAACTTACGCTTCGCTCCCTGCTCTCGGCCCGTTCCGAAGCCCCACTTATTCGACAATTGCCTAACTCGCTCTCGGGTCACTCCCAATCGATTCGCAATCTCGATCTGCATCAACTGCCCTTCTTCGAGCATCTTGCGCAATTGGGCGCGGTCCACCTTCGGCTTCTTCCAATCGCCTTTCTCTAGAATCGCAGGAACAGGCGTGCCAATTCGGACCATCGATCAAAACTCGTCCGGGGGATCAACCCGCTGCGCCAACCTTTCCCGCTTGTCCTGACAACTCCGGCACATGCACGTCTGCCACTTCGACTCCCCTGTATGCTCCTCAATCACCGTATAGTGCTCTCTCGGATATAGATACCGCGCCTCTTCCCGTTCGAAATCACTCAGCATTTCGCCATCCCTCCACACTGCCAACATCGGAATCCCTTCTCCGTTCCATGCTCGCATCGAACCTTGGCCTTCTTGTTCCTGTTTCGGCACGTCCCATACGGGCACTTCCCAACCCCATATCCGAAATCGTGATCGCAAGGTCCTCCACCAGCCTCCACGGGCACAGGCTCCCGTCGCTTCGGAGTAGGTACTTCTCCACCCCTTGACACGTCCGAATCTCGATGATCTTCGACACTTTCCTCCATCTTGGTCGGGGCAGTCGGCATCTCAGCCGAGTTGGAAACAGATTGTCGAGATGGAGGTTTTTGCCGAACATCAATCTCGACAGGAACCGGCGGTATCTGTCCCGCTCTGCGCGGCCCTGCCCCATCGATATTACACCGCTTCCGAATCCAATTCGTTAACGTCTGCTCCCCACTCGCAGACGCCCGCTCCCGCCACACCGCCGCCTCTTCCGGATTTAATCTCAAACTGATCGTCACTGTATTACGCGCCATCGGTATTACCGTATTACACAGCCGTATTACGTTGTCAAGCAAATTCGTATTACGAACAAGTTGGGCATAGAACGGGGATTTTATGTGCCTGAGTCTAGCAGTAGCCAGTTTCCCGCCGCCGATCTCGAACGCGGGGGGCTTGCACTTTCCTCGATGGGATGGTTAGAGACGTTACTGGCTTAGAATAAGAGAGTTACTCGCGTCTATGCCCAACTTAGTAACAGATTGTTGATTATAGGACGTGAACGCGCATCTACCTGTAGATTGAATGACTTACGCAATCGGCAGTACTTTGCTGCGCTTCGCCTTCACGTGACCGTCTTTATTCGGCCATCGGAACTTGCGTGCGTGCGCCATCGCATCAATACCTCGTAACCTATACATTTCTTGAGTCTTACGTCCGCTATAGATTGCGAACAGACGCATACCCCAAGCCTTACGCTCCTCTTCACTCATGCGCCTAAGTCTCGCGATGTGAGCAATAGTGGCCGCGCTAGTACGCTTTGCGTGAGGTTTGGCGTTCAAGGCCGGGCCGTAGAACGTGCATTGGTGGCGTTGGCGTGCGTTCGCAGCATCGAAATGGCGTGTTTCAGGTCCGAGAGCATCGGAATTGGGGATAACCGAGGTTTCGCGTCCATGCCGAGAGAATGCGCCTATCGGGGATTCGGAGTCAAGGCCGAATGTTCGGTTTGTGTCCGAAAGCTAGCCATTCGACAATCTTCCAGAGAACGTAAAGCGTAACGAGGCCGATGAGCGACATAAGCCATAGACCGAAAACGAGTTCCAGTAATTCGCACATTTTTATCGACGTTCCGAGATGCAATAGACGTAATCTTTCCCTGCCAATGCTTCGCTTTCATCGGCCCATAGGTCAGTGTTAATAGGACAGTTAAACCGTTTACCGTCCCATTTCGCGTGTCGAATCTTCGGCATGTAGAACCAAGCCGCTACCAAGAGCGTTGCAAGCGCCGTGCGCATTCTATCCTCCGATTTACTCTAATGTCTCCAATGACTTAGGCAACATCAAACTAGGTCGTTTTGATGCCGGATACTTCTTAAATCCTTCGGCCCGAATGATTTGCTCGATGTCGGGCCGATGCTTCCGAATCCATCGCCATGCGAGTCCCATTTCGTAAAATTGCCGTGCGCTCGCAATCCTGTTCGCTTCCGGTGTCTTATATTCTCTTTTCATTCGTCTATCCTCCGGGATTGGCACCGTTTCCGAATGCCGCACCCGCAAGACAGAATCAACCGGGAAAGCGTATCCGAAGATGCCAAACTAAGCATCCGATTACCGGAATTGCCGCTATCCCTAACGCAATCCATCCGATTGTCATTCAGTTTACCGCCTTCCCGAGCTTGTCAATCGAATCGACTAGCGCATCAATGAGAATCGCGGACTTGAGTGTTGAATCGAGTTCTGCGCTATGGTCCGCGTAACTATCGAAATTGCGCTTCGCTTCCGCTTCGTCCAAATCGGGTGCGATCAGACGCGCTATCTCCCAAGCTTCTCGTTCCGATTCGATTACCGCTTCCGCTGGATGCTCTGTCCAGCGATTGCCCATCGGTTTACTACGTGGATCATTCGCGTTTGTTTTGGTGTGCGCGAGACTCGCCACGACGTGTCCCAGTTCATGCGCGAGACTCGTTTTCAGGCTTTCCGGTGTTAGCTTCGATGCTTCGCCGTTTACGTCATTCGGGAAGATTTGAATACGGAAAGCTTGTGCCGTTTCTCCCGTAGTCGGATTAACCGCTGTGCCCATCGGACTAGTGCTACTCGGTTGCGGTTTCGCGTTCGGATCAATTTCAATCACTACAAAAGCTAATGTTTTCATCGGTTTCCCCCTAAGAGGAGTTCCCGAAAGTATTCTCGGGGTTCTGGCGCTAGGTCTTCGATGGCCTTTTCGAGTTCCGCATCATGCCCGCGATATCCATTCATCGAAACAAAGTATGCGGGCGAGTTCATTGCACCCGGAACAATCTGTTCTCCGACGTTCCAAGCTTCCTGCTCTGCTGGTGCCATGCGCGTATAGCTATGATCGAATCCCGCGAAATGCGCTTTAATGCCCGCTTCCCGCGATTCCCGATGCGCCGGTAATCCGAGTACGTGCCCAACAAAGTGTCCGAGTTCATGCGCCATGATCTGAACGCGGTCTCGTTGTTCGAGTCCGTTTCCCGTTGTTCCCTTCGGACAAAGCAATAACTCGAAATTCTTATCAACTTCGCCCGTATCGCTCCGATACTTCACCTGCAAACCGGATAAACAATCCGCATCCGATTCGTACACTTTCAACGTCGCAAGTAGTCTCTTTGCCATTGTTTCGCTCCTAGATGCGTCTCGAACGCATCCCCGGAGACTCGGTTTCCCGAATCTCCGAAGGACGTTCACTCCGCTAACGTGTCGGCTGTAGCGTATCCGAGCGCTTCCGCTAATCTCTCGAACGCTACCCCTACCGTGATTGCTTCGCCCGTGTTCGCCAAGACGATTAGGACCGCGAATACCGCTAGGCAAGTGATCCCTGCCCGTATCGCGAATCCCTTACAGCGCTTGGCGCATCGAATCGCCCACTTACGTGCTCTTTTTGCCATTGGTCTCCGCCTTGTATGGACAAGCTACCTCGCCCGCGAAGCTTCCATATGTGTTTACCTGCCATTCGGAAAGCTTAGGAGTCATGTAAGCCGCGTACCAGACTTGCCAGTCTCCCGTGTCTCCCGACGCTTTGTGCTCTCGCTCACATTCCGCGAGTAATGCTCTCAGGAATCCTGTCACTGTTGGTTTCCTCCATTCGATTGTCGGCATTCCAGATTCCTCGAATCTTCGCTCCATTGCTCCCAAGTATCTGACATTCCACACACTTAACCTCGATTCCTTCGTTAAGCATGATTTGAGCTAACTCATGGCAGGCTGTAAGAGCCATGTTTTCGCATGACTCCGCGTGCCAAGGCTTCGCTAAGTGTCCAAAGCGATGATCAAAATAGCTTTGGATTCGCTCGTTATTGAAGATATAGCCTTCGGGCGATAGCTTTTTGTCCGTTGCTTCGATGCGCACAGCGTAGGGGTACGTCTTCGTCCGCATTGCCGCGCACTTCGTTGGATTGGGAATCATCGTGGACGCATGAATCTTCCCGTTTCTAGTAAGCTCGATTAGCATTCAAGGTTTGCTCCTATGGGAATGCTTGTGCGCACTCCCGAAGGGACTCCCGATTTGGGAGTCCTATCGGCAATGCGCCTTTACGCGAGCGAGTCGGAATCCGGGCCGTCATCCGACAAACCATCGGGATTCGAGCCAACGAGTTCCTGCATGAATTCCGCTCTCTCTTCCTCGGACGGCTGTGCAGGCGGATGAATGTGTACGTGCACATTCGTCGCTCGCGTCCGCTTGCGCATCTTCGGGGTAACTTTCGCTTTTGTACGTGGCATGTTTGGTTTTTCTCCTAGTTGGAAGGATCAAATCCCCTCCGGGATTGGGATGTTAGGCATCCCGCACCCGCAAAGGACTACATTTCCTCCGTTTCGCCGTCCGTATCGAGTTCTGCATCCATGATCGAATCGCAGAGAGCTTCGTCTGGCGAATCGTCTTCCAAATCGTCACACGGTCGTCCGTTGTCCGCGTATCCCGGAGTCCCGATTGGCGCGTCCATCGGTTTCCAGTCTCCCGTTTCCGTTGACGTGCTTCCCGGATCAGCAACATCCGTTATGTCCACGTCCGCGTAGTCGAGAGCGTCTTTGTCCGCGAACGACACTCGGAGTCCGTTTTGTCGGGCAAGGCGAACGTCAAGTGGCGGAAACAAGGGACGGCGAATGAGAATCGACTGAATAAAGTCTCTTCCCGCTTGCGTGATTCCCTGTTCTCCGAAAGAAGTAAAATACAAATCGTACATGTCGGTTTGCTCCTATTCGTTTCAGATTTGGAACGTTGTGCGCGTTCCGGGATTGGCACGGTTTGTGACGTGCCATACCCGCAAAGCTCACGCGGCGATGCTTTCCTCTCTCTCGTAGTACGGCGGAAGCTTTCCCTTGTCGGCACGTCGATAGATAGACCAAAGCAAACGAGAATCCGACAAGGCGCGAATGAGTCTCTCTTGTTCGTCCCGAATCGCGTCCGTTAGATCGAAGTACCACGCGTCACCTAAACACGATTCGAGTACCGCGAGAGACCGCTTTGCCTTGAGCCTGTCTTCCACTAACCGCTTATCCTCGGTTAGCTTTGGACTCGGCATTTTTCGCTTGCATGTTGGGCATACGCTCACGGTTTCCTCCGCAAACACGCGTTCCAAGTCTCCCGCGCTATTTCCTCGGTACGCGGTCCAAACCATTCCCGGTAAAATAGGACCGCCGTTGAGAGCAATGCACAAATCACTCGCATATCGACGGGTCTCCGCAATCGAACGCGTCGGACTCCGCACCAATCAAATGCGGACGGAGCGCAAAGGCTATGGCGTATCCGAGGTAGGCAGGATCATTTTCCTGCCCGGTTATCTTGTTGATTGAATGGAGAATTGGCAGAATGACTTCATGCGCGATTCTTTCGGGTGCGCGGTCATTCCCGGTTATCTCTTCACCCCGGATAATGTCCATCGCTACATGAATTTGAGCGTTTGTGAGAATCTTGCCCAGTACGACAGTCTTCCTCCTGTCGGGAGGTTTGAGCGTAATCACGTTATCTTGCTCTGCCATTGGTTTTTCGCTCCAGTTGGGCATGCGTTCTGCCACGTTTGATAAGATGCGCGAAAGAGTGAAAAGTGTCAAGTGGTATTTAAGAAATGAGAAGTAATTACTTTGTGCGGGAGGGTATGACGAGGGTTCCGTTAGTAAGACGTATAAATTGCTCGCGTTCTTCGTGGTATCTTTGGTCCAGTAGTGCCCGAATGCTAATTTGAATCGTCGGACGGTACAAGGGAGCGAGAAACACCAAATGGATTGCATTGCTCGAATAGGGAACATCTTCTAACCGCAATAGATAGCAATCAGGTTGAATTGTCGGAATTTTGCCGTGCCGATGGATATTAAATGTCCAACTAAGCATCGGATACCCGTCATTTTGGGTGCGGGGTTTAGCCGTTTTTACTTCTACCCGAATCCCGTCTATGGTGATATCATACGGGGACAGGTAAGGTGCCGTGTGGACATCTCGCCCGTATCTCGTAGAGAGTAAGTGATAAACCGCATCTTCGCCAAGTCTACCGTTCGCTTGTTTCCTCATAATTGCGCCATTTTATGTCACGGGAAAACTAAAAGCAAGTAAAAAGTACATAGTTCTAGACACTATTCACTCGACAGTGTACATTTTACGTGCTGTGTTGGTTGCTCCTACGTGCTCCGAGAGGCGGGACTCGGAAAACCCTCCGAAAGAGTCTACGAGTCCCGTTTTCTCGGACCTTCAAAAAATCCGGGTGAATTTTCGAAGAATGGTTTTTGCTGCGAATTTTCCGAGAATGGATGAAGGAAGCTCTATACGCCGACCGAATGGAGAATAAAAATGAATGTCTCAAGACTGCCGAAATTCTTGCCTGCCGATGGAACGGTTCCTAGTCAAGCGCAATTCACTTGCAAGACATGCAACGAATGGTTCGCTTCGAACACGGGCCGCGTGAATCATGGCAAGAAAAATCCCGGTCACATTCTGATTAACGTCAAAACCGGATTGCCTATCGGTCAAAGTCCAAGATGGAGGAATGCCAAGTTGGGCATCCGACCGACCAATGGTCACTCAACCGAAATTCCTCCCGCGCTCCTCGAATATGCTTTCGAGAAGATGCGTTCGACAATCGAGTCGGAACTTGATCGACTCCATGATCAACTAATCCAACCTACGACTGCGAAGCCGACATCCAGTCGTAAATTCTACGTCGCTCGATAAAGGAGAATTCGAAATGTCAACGAAAGTGAATCGTATTGCCTTGAATCACAAACCGAAGTCGATTGCTTTGGCCAACGTCCAAAAGTATTTCCCGAAAGTCGAGAGAGTCGAGGATAGCGATACACCGCTTCAAGTCGAAGTGACGAAAGCCGACTCGAACTCTTCCGCCGTCCGCAACAAGGAAGGCTGTGCGATGGCGGTCGCCTGCAAACGAAAGATGAAAGCCGATGGAGTCCTCGTTGCTCGAAGCGTTGCGTACATCATCAAGGGAACAACCGCAACTCGGTACCAAATCCCAATGTCCGTTCAAAAAGAAATTGTGAGTTTTGACCGGGAAGCGGGATTTGCGCCAGGGACCTATCAACTCGTTCCCGAAAGTCCAGCAAACCGATTCGGAGAGAAGAGAGAATACGGTCCCGGCAAGCTGAGCGGGAAACTAGTGCGCTTCCAGCACAGAACAACCGGCATCCGAACGGCTCTCGGTTCCAATGTCGAAATCGAATAGGAGAAAACCAATGAAAGAGCGAACAGATCGAGCGTTAATCATCGTCAAGCGGTATTTCCCGCAAGTCGATAGCGTCGAAGATGGAAAACAGCCGTTGAGCATCGAAGTGACGGCAAATGATTCCGAATCCGCCGCCGTTCGAAGTCATGCTTCGTGCGCGATGGCCGTCGCTTCGAAACGAAAGATGAAGGCCGATGGAGTGCTCGTTTCCTTGACGGTTGCCTACATCGTCAAGGGCAAGAAAGCGATTCGCTACCGAGTGCCGACTGCTGTCCAGCGCGAGATTGTCAGTTTCGACCGAGAGGCTGGCTTTGCGCCGGGAGACTATGTGCTTGCAGTCTTCCCGGAAAGTCAGAAACTCGGGCAGCCGAAACCGCGAGGGCCGCACAAGGTTCAAGGCCGGAAGATTAAGTACCATTACACGACCGGCATTCGAACGGACCTAAACTCAGTCAACACGGATGCGGCCTAGATGAAAATCAAAGCGCCAGAAGGATACATGCCTCGGGAGGAATACAAAGCGGCACTTCTGGAAATCGAAAAACTACTTGACTCAAACGCGGCTAAGGGCACTCCCGAAGGGGATCGACTCGAAAAGTTAGCCCTCCGAGTCCAGTACTACGAAAGATTACTGACTTGGGAGAAAGTGTGTCAGGAACCGCTATTCCAATTCCTGAAACACGACCCGAGCGGTCGAACGATCATGCACCTTTTCGCCAACGGTCAAATCAGCTTGGGCAAAGCGGCAGAAGCCATCACCGAAAAGTTTTGCTTGGGCATCGAGCCGGAACTACCGCCCTGGGAGGGATACAACGATGTCGAAACGTAGAACAGGAGTTAAAGCCGCAAAGAATCCTCCGCGTCCGAAACAGTCCGGCATCATTCGGAATACACCCGAATGGAAAAACGCCGTAGAGGACATCGAGGCCGGGAAAAGCATCGAAATCCGCTTGAATGGAGAACTTGATCTCCGAAATCCGGTGAACGCGTTCGTTCAGGCGCTCAAGCGGAAATACCGAAGGAGCCACAATGTCTACGCTCGTGAAGGAGTTATCTATGCCATCCCGAAGGCCGGTTAAAACCACTTCGGTCCGACAACTGCTCGAACTGATCCAGGTGCTATGCGCACGCGGCGAGTCGCTCGATGATATTTGGGCAACCGCCGAACAAGCGATTCAGAAACTCGATTCGAGGCACTAGCCGACCTAGGAGGAAAAATATGAAAATCAGAGCACTCGAAAAATTGAAGCGATATATCCTCGAAGAACCGCGCCGGTATCGACAAGCAGCATGGTTCTACTCGAAAGAATCAGACATTTTCAGAGAGCAGAACCCGCCGTGCGGGACAGTAGGATGCCTTGCCGGAAATGCCTGCGTCATGGAAGGACTTAAGTTCTTGCGGAACAGCGTTACACGAACCGTTTGGATCGTAGGGTTGAAAGGGAAACATCTTAATGTTTCCGATGCGGCACAAAAGATTCTTGGATTAACTCATCGAGAAGCGGAGGCTCTCTTCGCCGCATTTCCTAAAGACGGATGGAGTCCCAAAGCAGCCGAAGCCTATAACGCTGCCTCGACACCCGAAGGCCGGGCGGCAGCCGCTGCAATGGAACTCGACCGATACATTCGGAAAGCGAAGCGCGAGAAATGAAAACGCCCGATGAAGAATTCGAATCACGAGCCAATCGAGATGTGATCGAACCGGATCATCCCTGCCGAAATTGCCTTCATCCGGCGTTTTGGCACGCGAATTCCGGTGAATGCCACTATTCGATGCCGATGATTGCCTGCGATTGCTCGACGTTCGAACCTGCTACATGGGACGATTACGAAAGTGAGGACGAATGAGCGAAGAGACGAAAACGCCAGAAGCTCCGAAACGAACTCTCGCGCAAAAAATTCTCGACATCCAAGAGAAAGTTGCTGTCGTGAAGAAACGCGGGAAATTCGGCACCGATATGGGAGGGTCGAGCTATCTCCGAATCGAGGATGCCGTCGTTGCGGTCAACAAACTTCTGAGCGGCAACAAACTCATTCTCACGGGAACGCTCAGGTCTTCGCTTCGAACGGCGCATGAACGTGTCGGCAAAGACGGGAATCTCGGTCGGAGCGGCTATATCTCCGAAGTGTTGATGGATTGGACCGTCGAAGATACGGAATCCGGCGAGCATCGAACCTGGACGTTTCCCGGAGACGGATACGACGGCACCGACAAATCGATTTACAAGGCCATGACCGGATGCCGAAAATACGCCATTATCATCATTTTCAACTTGGCTATCGGCAACGATGTCGAGGAACACGGCATGACCTTCGAGGAAGGGAAAGCGAAGCAGAAGGATGTCGTCAACAAGACGCTCGCGCAAAAAGCGAATTCCGACGATCCGAAGGTTCGAAAAATCGCCGTCGATGCACTAACTCAGGTCGAACCGGAGAAGAAAATCGTAATCTCTCGACCGGAAGAGTATAACGGTCACTACATCAAGGTCTCCGGATTACTCGCCGTACCACAAATCGAGCAATATCTATTAGATACAGACTCGAAGCGCTTCCAATTGAAGGATAAGTCGGTTTATTGGCGCGTTGCGGCTGAATACGAACGCGGCCTGATCGAAACGGCCATGAAACTGCATATCGACATCGAGGGATAAGAAAACACTTGACGCCGACCGGCGAGCCTTTTATGCTCCCGAATCGGATCGAGTGTGCAATCGCCCGATCTTTGGTTTCGCTCCAGGGCCGGTGCCTCGAACACTGGCCCTTTATTTTCAGGCAATTATAGAGTATGGGCCGGGAACTAAGTTTCCGATCCAGAGGACCGTGGGCCGGGCGGTGCCTAGAACATCGCTCGGTCCCGCCCTTTCTAGGAGGGTGCCACGCATTCAGGATTTGTAAAACTTCGACGGGGAATAATCCACCATCTACAATCTGGAAGGATGTCAGGTGATGAATTCGGCGTTTTTACCGCCTTATTGGTCCTTGCAGATTATCGCACCGGCATCTGGATTGGCTCAGGTGTGGCGCTCGCTTCCTATCTTAAACGCTGGTCACCTAGGAAATGCCAGCGAATCCTCGCATCACTTAATATCAAACATTACATAGCGTTACGCCATTCGAGAGGTAAAAAGGGCAGTTTCCCCGTGATTATCCACAACTATAACAAATCTGTGGAAAAAGTGACGACACTAATGACGCCACTTTCAAAAAGTGACGACACTAATGACGCCACTTTTCCAAAAGTGACGACACCAGCGACCACTCTTAAAGAAGTAAAGCAAGAATTAAAGACTAAGAAAAAATCCGCGCAACCCCGGCGCGTTTCCTCTCTCGTCGATGAACAGGAGCAAAGGCGGAGGATTGAAGGAAGAGATCGACGCCTAGAAAAAGAGGCCGACTCCCGAAAAGAGATCAATGTCGGCTATAACTGGATAAGCGAAGAGATCGAACGCCTAGCGAGGCAGAAAGTGATGGTCCGATGACCAAGACAGAATATCAAGCTTATATTGCCTCCGAAGATTGGCAGAAACGCAGAAAGGTGTTTCTGCTTGCGTTTCCGATTTGTATACGTTGCGGGCTTCCTCGCTGGCTCGCGGTGATCGCCTATGATCAAGACCTACACGTCCACCATAAAAATTACGCGAGGGTAGGAAGAGAGTTAGACGACGACTTGGAACCACTTTGTCGCCGGTGCCATGAAGTAGAAACTTTCGGAAGTTCACCTCTTCATAAGCCGAAATCAGCGCCGTGCCGAGTTTGTCACGAGGAGCTTTGCTGGGATTTTACCCATAATAGCTATTACGGACTTTGCGATGGATGCCGGACAATACTCGATATGGCAATCGGAAACTTTGATTATGCACGCCTAACGTTCCAAGAACTAGGACCGCCTCCCGAAAGCAATCCATTGGAGGCAATAAAACGGGAGATCGCACGAGCAGAGTCCAAGGTATTGCAAATTCAAAGAAAATGACGGGGACTCGTGCCCGACCGATCCAAGCACAGTAACACTTGTCCGATTTGCGGTGGTTGGAAAGCCCAACAATCGAAGATGTGCTGGAACTGCCGGTGGGAGGCCCAAGACGTGGTTCAGGTGCCGGTCGAACCGGCTGATCCGGTCAAAGAGGCCCTACAAACGATTATCCGATCCTGTGTGGGTAAAATATCGTGAGTCGGGAAGAAAGTTCTTGACATCGCGTAGCAATTCGTAGCAATGTCACTCTACGGTGCGCCTCAACCATCCAAAGCAGGTCTGTCCGAACTGCGGGCAAAGGTTCCGGCCTAAAAGTCGGAGGGTGCAGGTTTATTGTGACGCTCAATGTAGGTGGGACGCATGGCAAAAAGCACATCCCCGAATGAATATCGGAACGCCAAGGAACTCTGTGTCTGCGGGCACCCGAAAACGAAGCACCACCACGGAAAGGATTGTCTCGCAATCGTCGATACGGCGCGAGTGAAATATTGCCCGTGCTACCTGTATCGGGAGGTGAAATGAGCAAATTTAGCCGGACTGACATTCCCACACTCGAAGATGTGAGTGAGGTTCTAACAATACCGGAATTGGTTGGGGCGGAAGTAGGCTCCATCGAGCACACAATTGGGATAATCCTAATTTTCAGTTGTTTTGTGGGGGAGAATATTGAACAACTTCATTTACAGACAGGCATTCCCGTGCCGGTTATTGACACAATCGCGCTGATACTTAGGAAGAACGGAGTATTTGGCGCAAATTTGGATCGATTCCATGAATATTTCGAAGATAAGCATTCCGGCATTGCTCTTAATCTGGATATTTCTTGTGGGCAAGATTTAATGCAACGCACCACGAAGAATGGAGGACCGGCTTTTAAAATGACCGATTTAGGAGTCGAATTCGCCAAAAATCTAATGGTCACCCATCCTGCCGCGCAGAAATTCCTAGAAAAAGTAATTGGTAACAAAGAAAAAGCAATGCGGGCTTATCGCAAAAACAAAGAAAAAAGGAAAAAGAATGCCCGAAAATGATCTATGGCGAAGTATTTACCAGCAAATGCCTCTCAGTCTCTACGAACGCTGGATGGTCCAAATGCGCAGAATTGCACGAGTTAATGGTATTGCGGTCGAAGCCTTCGATTCGGATGACAAGTTCCAAAAGGCGCATGGACCTAGGGTTATGACGTATGAATCCCTGATTATTCTTTTGGAGCGGACTGAGGATGACGGTGTGTTACGAGTATGATTAGCTCAATTCCATGTGTTTGTGGCAGGTCGAAAACGTGGTATGCGGAGGTGTGTCGAAGTAGAACTGGTGCGAAGCCAAGAAAATTTAAGATTCCCAGGATTGGATGGGATAGTCTCCTCGAACGAACTGAAAGCGATGATGTGTTGAGGGTGTGAATGTTCGACAAGAAAAAGCCAATTCCGCCGATTGCTACAAAGATTCAAACGCAGTTGACGGAACTGGCGCAACCTGTTCGGAGGCCGCTCCTCGAAGCCATGCGCATCGAGACGCAACGCAAGGAAGCGGCACTTGCCGTGGCGCTCGAAACGGTTCGGCAGTTGACTATCGAAGTGCAGAGCGCTCGCCGGGAAGAGATGTGGCTCTCGATGAATCCCGAATTCGATTCGATCTACAACCGGCTAGCAGGGCCGGAAAAAGTTAAGGCCGCTACTTCGTGACATAGGAGAACCGGAGGGTAATATGGCATTTCCTTACTGTTTAGAAGCCTTAAGACAATACGAGGCACATCAACTAAGCGTTAAACATCGGGAGTTATTAGTTCGTACTACGATCTCTCAGGCCATCCCTCACTGGTGGCAGTTTCCGTTCAATTTTCTTTAATATCTGCCCCGTGAGCAGTGCGATGACGGCGCTTAGCGGTAATACTTATGAATTATCACAGGGTGGAGCGTATCGACTTTTAAACATGTACCACTGCGTACCCCAGTGGCATATCCCAAAAGAGATTTATAAACAAATGCCCGGTTTAATTCGTGAGGTACTCTTTCCTGAGTCGATAAGAGTTGAGTACGCGAGAGTTGAAGTGGTGTACCGTCAACAAATCGAGCAGTGTAACTTACAACTAACGCAGGGTCAACAATACGCGCTTCCTACCAACGAGCGGCGGCGGAAGCGAATTAGCTCAGTCTAAAAGTGCCCACGCTGGATATGACAAGGAAAGCCCATTCGGTGGATCGGCAGCGCACCGAAGCGTCTCATTTTCAAGATCATAGAAGTTATTGGACTCACGCTGGTCACGAATTTCTATTCGGTGACGACGTTCGGCAGCGACGAGCCGAGATTTTCGAGCGCGACAAAGGTCTATGCCAGTTGAGAGTGTCGAAAGACTGCATTCGGTATCCCGGCTGGTACGGACATCTCCATCACATCAAGGGCGGGAATACCGATGATCGGTGCTGGTGCAAATCGAATTTAGCTTGGAGTTGTCGGCACTGTCATGCCGAGATTCATTTGAGTGTAAAATGGAGACATGAAGGTCAAGAATGAGGCCGAGATTCTACTTTGGCAGCAGATTCAAGAACTTCGCGGCTATGTGCGATGGGCCAAGGAATACAAGTTTCACCCAGATCGAAAATGGCGAGCGGATTTCTGCATTTGGGACAGTGAACATAACCGGGATTGGATAATCGAAATTGAGGGAGCAGTTTTCACGCAAGGCCGACACACCCGAGGCGCTGGTTTTATTGCAGATATGAGCAAATACAATCACGCCGCTATGCTCGGATTCAGGGTACTGAGATTTACTACGAATCAGGTTCTCGACGGATCGGCTATCGCATTCATTCGAAAGGTCTTAGAATAGTCGGAAGGACGGCACCTGTTATGCGTCTCAAGCGACCTGGCGCTGCGAAGAGAGTGAGCCGATGAAATTGACAAAGGATTCAGCGCAAGTGACGGGGAAGACGTTTAAGGAGTGGGAAAAGTCAGGACTGCACACCTTAGCAGATGCTTGGAATGCTGGATTACACGCCGCCCTTGCGAGCAAGGAAGCTGCGATTGCCACGAAGAATGCTGAATTACAGTCAGTACGCGAAGCTTATATGGAGATCGAACGTAAGTTACAAATAAAACTCGCCTCAGCCGAAGCTCGTATCGAGGCTGCGGTGAAGCTGGCGGAAGCGTGGGAGCGAAAAGCGGCTACCCCGTGCGGGGAAACTAGTCACAATTACAGTTGTCCATGCGTGACACGAACATTTTGCGCCGACGAACTTCTCCGCGCTCTCGGAAGGAAGGTCGAGCCATGAAATTGACATCGGAACAACTGGCTTTACTGTATCTCCAAATTGAACCTAAAATTGCCGACCAGTTCATCGAGCATTATCGAGCACTCGAAGCCGAACTCGATAACTGGAAAGACATCTCCGGGCAGGCGCACGACGCTTGTATAGAAGCCGAAGCCGAACGCGATATCGCTCGCGGGCAGGCGCTGCGAGAGGCGGCTGAATTGACGACAACTCTTGACCCACGACACGATGATATTCATGGTTTCATCCTCGCCCTCCTCTCCAAGTCCGACGCAGAAGCGCTAGCCGAGCAGGACCAAAGCACGCGGGAAAAATACCGCGCTGATCTAATTGCCGAAGGATGGATTGGTCCAGTACAGGCAGAGCAGGTTGCAATATATAGCCGCAATCGAGCGTCGAATGAATCGGCTACGAGCGATCCGGCATCCGGTCGTAGCGAGACAATCACGAAGGGCGAATGGCAAGGGTCTATATTCGAATTCGAGCTATTTAGTTCGCTCCTGAAAGAGTTTCAGGAGATAGCAAAAGGCGAGCGTCAGCCGAAATGAACGCGGAGGTGGAATAGCAGATGCACGAGAATACACAAAGGCTTCGCCAAAAGTACCCGCTTCCACGTCGTGCTTGTGAGGCAACCGGAGCCGAACTGCCAGATGATTATTGTGTGGGCGGGGCGCTTTGCATTGAGACGAATGAGGGGCACCATTTTCCGACTGACGATAGCATTGCTACGGCCATCACGCGATACACCGAAGGCAGGGTTTCTTGTTATCTGATGACCGACGCGCTCCACGAAAAGTATCACAAAACAATAAGTCTGATGCAGCGAGCCAACGACCAGGGGAGTTTCCAAGCAGCATGGATGCTAATGGACAGGCTCTTGAACTGGAAATGCGACAAAGAATTCTAGCTCGGTACCGCCTGCCGAACGATAAAGGCTAGGCCGAAGGCAGTACTGTTGGCGTCGGCAATACCGGAAGCGGCTCTAAAGTTGGGGCTGGTGACGGATTTGGTACGCCATCCGGGTGCAAGGAATTCAAAATATCGGCTACACCGGAAGTTATCTTCTGGCTTCCCTGAATGAACAACGCTTCATTGGCAATCTTATGCCCGGCCACAAGTTCCGAGGTTTGAACAATTTGGGCTACTAGCGGCGTAGCAGCAGCAAGTTTCTGTACCCCGGAGCCGGGAGCCTGAATCATCGCCTCGGCGCTTAGAACCGTCTGACCAATGGCCGTCAAATCGTTTACGGCGGTTCCAACAGCCGCTCCGACCTTCGTATTCGATCCGAGGAATCCTTCTAGGATTGGACCTATTCCCGCCGCAACCGAAGCTATATTCACTACTGTAGCGAGCACTTTGCCCAACCTACTGAGAAATGTTGACATTTTGTCTCCTAAGCTGATATCGAAGTATCGAGTCCCGAATCATTCCAAACTGCATCGATGCCGCCAGATTGAAAGACAGACCGTACTGCATCGTCGGGAGATTCAGGATAGCGCCCCGTCAATTGGAAGTGAGGCCAGTCGGGAAAGGTTCGCCATATTGAACCCGAAACCAAACCAACTGATTCTCCGACCGCAACAATACGTTTCCAGACAGGATGATTCGAGTTCCAATCTGGTATTCCTTCTTCGAAGGGACACACGTCAATGGCTAACCCCAGATTATGATAGCTATATCCAGGTTTCGCATTCGTCACCACCTTCGATTTATCGACCACATTCCCTTCTGTGTCTCGCCCTTCGGCATAGAGTGCTGCTTGTTCGGCCCAGGACCGGAGCGATTGAACGACTCGAATATTGATGTTTTCGAGGGCCAGCATCTCGGCCATACTTCGGACCTTCGCGGCTAGGGCCGGATGGACCTCGGCAAGTCGAGCCTCAGAGAGTGGGTCGAGCATCCCTATATTCCTTAAGCGCTTTACCTACCGCGCACCATTCTTCGTAAGTGAAAAGATGTGTTCTGCCTTTGTTGCATCTCTCGCATGCGACAACGCAATTCCCCTTTATTGTAGCCTTGTTGATTATCTTTCCTGTCCAAGTTATAACCCCAATAATTACCAATGCGCGATTGCTCTGCGCGTGCCCAAGTTATCGGAGCTTGGCAATAATGACATTTATTGATATCCGTGAATGTCAGGAAATCCTCATAAGTTAGGCTATTCTCTTTCCCTCTTTTAACGGCTTGTCTGCAAAAATGTAGATAAAGCGGTTCGTATGCACGCATCCGACTTAGTCTAGTTCGTATACAAGACCGGCAAATGCCTCCATGCTCTTTAAAGGAACAGGCGCGGAGTTTCATTTCAGCACCGCAAATAGAACAAGCGCATACGAAAATTCGACTCACCGGAAGCATGACCGCGGCTAAGGATATATTCTACGATCCATGCGTAATATTAAGAACGTGTGCTTAGCTTCGGACAGCGCGTCCATTTCAGTAGGCTCCCAAGTAGTGCAGGATGATTGCCGATCCTACGCCGATTGCAAGGAGTGTCAAGACCAGCGTTCGGACCTTTTTCTCCTTCACCTTGGCATTAAATTCTCTCTTCGAAGTAAATTGGCGAGCCGGTTCGGGATTCCAGTCGCCGAAATCGCCCCCGCTCATGGCTTTGGCAACTCGGGGACTGGTGTTACTTGCAAGTATTTCGCCAAACTGATTACCGCACTGAATAGGAAGGTCCATCCCATGAGAGCAAATACATTCAAATCGTGGTTTGTGTCGAGTTTCATAGCGGCAAATCCAGAACCAACCGCTCCGGCTCCTCCACTAATGAATGCGCCGACAACTCCTCGTACCCAACCTCCCCAATCGAGCCGCTGAACATTCGTAACGGCTGCTATCATCGAGCCTCCCTTAATCCCAAGAATCGTCACGCAAAAGGGATGCGAGTCGTTTCACATCATTGGGATTTTCAGCGTGTGTGTCGATCAACGCCGAAAGAATCTGTTTGTTTCTTCGTTCTTGTTTTGTATCATTCTTTCGCACCAGAATTCCTAAATTGTTCGTATCCTGTTTCGCTTTCGCCAACTGCTCCCGAATAGTGGTGAATTCGACCGCCATGAGCCACAGTTTACTAATCCCAATGCCGATCAAGGTGCAAGTTAAACTGAGCAATCCGATCAGGGCCGGTGTCACTTTATTTCTATTCCGAGTTTCTGGATGATCAGACGCATGAAATCTGTTTGATTCTTTTTATCGCTTTCGATATTCAACCGCAATTGCTCGATGATTGCGTCCTTAATTTCCATGAGCGCCGTATAATGATCGCAGCAAAACGGCAATCGGTTCTGGCTCGCTAAAAAACAATAATGGGTAGCTACTTTCTCGCATCCCTTGGAACAGCACCGGAGGTCGTCCGTGATTGCGGACATAAAATTTACCCGTTGAATTTAATCATTGCACCGCCTCATTGCGAATATGTAGATTATAATGCATTGCTCCGGCACTATTAGATGCATAGCCGAAACTGTAGGTGATCGAATTGCTTACTCCGTTCGAGTTAATAAGCAAAGGAATGCCGATCATGCCCTTTGTTGTACTGTCGCCCGTATCCGTAGTTTCGATGGTTCCCGAGCGGCTGACCGCTGCTGCCGTGACGGTCTGACTTACTCCATCGGGATCGACGTAGGTAACGGCAAGCGGGCCGAGAGTGGAGGAAACTCCATCGGCAGTAGTGACTTTAGCGTCCCACGAAATACGATATTGGTTCGCCGGTACCGTCAAAAACGGAGTGATGAGTACCGTCCCGCCTGCAATTGCTGCATTTTGCCCGGTGAGATCAATTTCTTGATTACTCCAAGGCGAGTTCCGGTAAACCAGACCGATTGGGTTTCCCGACGATGAGAAACCCAGGAACATATTGTCCTGCGCCGGAAGATTGGTAGGAAAGACCCAAGCTTTGCCGCCCGCTGTTGCACCAGTTTGAAGAAATTGCGCGGCCCCTGAACTTGTATTTTTAATATTCAAACTCGCTACGACAACGCCGCCCGCTAATGCGCTCAAGTCAACTCCTATTGGCGATGGATCACCCGATTGAGTGCAAACCAAATTGACGGTCGGATTCGTTCCTGCGGCCGGAACAAATTGGCATGTAAATGTAGAAGCGGCCGAGGCTGATCCGTTCCAGTAATTCGAGACGAAGTTCAGTGTGGGTGAGGATTGGTTCGCGCCACTCGTGGCTGGCGTGGTCGCGGAAAGCGTGGCGGCCAACGCCCCTTGGTTCCACAGGAAATTCGGACTGCTGGCCACAACGCCAGGAGAAAGGCCGTAGACTTCTTGCCCTGCATTGACGACACCGCCGATTCCACCGCCACTCGTAGGAAGTAATACCGAAAATGCGCTGATAGCCGAAGAAAGGTCTACGGGGCCTACTCCAGTCACTCCGGTAATGCCGGGAGCAATAAAACTCGTGACCCCATCCTTCCAGGTAATCGCAAATCGATAATTGCACGAACTTTGATCGAGGAATCCGAGATCGTGGAGTTGCAAAGTGAAAAACCCATTGCCATCTAGTCCTGTAATCACATAATTCCGATTCACCGTATATCCGTTGTAAGTCGGAGCGGCATTGCCGGGACAGACGAGCGATACACTACCTGTTCCGAAGCTATAGGGAATCGAATGTGGATCGGTGATTGTCGCCTGAATGTTTGTAGTCTGTGCCTTAATTATGGAAGCCGATAGAATAAATGCAAACAGCAGGATAAATCGTTTCATTTTGTTTAATTTTTCCTATACACACATAAGAGATCGTATTGTTCCGTCTTTTCCGCCCCGTTCTGAATCGAAATCAGCATCTTGTGCGCTTTTCCGTTTGGTCCCTTCACTGGCCTTCGGGCAACTGCATGTGAACCGTGCTGAATCGCTTCACTAGCAAGCCGCCCTGATCGAGCGTGGCCATCGTTCTTTTCGCGTTCCCCTGAATTTCGGAGAAAGTCTTGCGGGCCTTGCGTTTCGCTTTCTCATTCGCTGCGGGATTCTTGTCGATGTCCCCCTCGGCACGGGTCGATGAGGCGGTGATCCAGCCAACTCGGAACTCAGTTTCCTTGTAATCGGCGCGGCAAATGGGATTTGCGATCCCTCCGCGATGCTTGAGGCAGTCTTTTACCAGGCCAATGTCGCGTGACAGTTGGCTGCTGGCTTCTTTGATCTGCGATTGCTCATCTTCGACGCCAGGATACTTTCCGAAGCGGCTGAGTGTGGCAGCCTTCTTCGCCAAAGATTTGTTGAGTACTGCGGCGCGGTCGATAGGAGCGCAGCCGAAGCAAATCATGGAGAGTGCGAATAGGATTGCCGATTTCATCAGAATGGCTGCGCCTTGAACGAAATGATGTCGTTTGCCGTCACGCTGGCAAACGTCGCCACACAGGTGGTCTGGGTGAACGTGAGCGCGGTGGGCACGGCGTAGGTAGTCGAATCGTAGATTCCCTGACAGTTCCAACCGTTGGCTTCCGTGATCGGAAACGTGAGGGTCACGGTTGACGCCCCGGTTGTCCCTGGACACTTTAAGCTGCCAGAAAAAATATTTCCGGTCTGCGTTGAAGGCGAAGCACAGGCACCCGTACCCGTGGCCGTTGGAATACCTTGAGATGTTCCGACATAGGTAGTTCCCACGCATGGAATGAATTTTCCGCCAGATGTGACCGTGGCGGTCGCGTTTCCGGTGAGGACGTTTCCGCATCCGTCGATAAACGTCGAAGTGGAGTCTACGCCGACATCGGCGGTCGTGGCAGCCGCGTTGGTCATGGTGCTGTTACTCAGGGTGACGCTCGCGCCACTCAACACGTCGATCATGAACGGGATGGAAGCCGCGTTTTGCGTGGCAAATGTGGTGGTGATTTTAGCTTGCGTTCCGGCACCTGTTACCTGAACACCTTGACCTAGGTTTAAGTCGTTTAGAACCGCCGTTCCGCCGCCTTCAATTAGGACTGGATATGCATTGTTTCCGCCAAGTCCGGAGATATGATCGAGACGGGTAGTGTACTGCCCACCGGCAGTATTGACCGTGATTACGTTTCCAGCCGCCGCGTTGCACTGACTGAGGATGTAAACATTGTCCACCCTTACATCAGCGGCATTGATGCCGAGAGACGTGCAGGGCGAGGCCCCGTTTCCGGTAATCGAAAAGTCGTAAAAATCCTTGATCGTGGCTGCGCCGCTGTTGATGTTGACGCCCGTGGAAGTACCGGGAACGATTCCGCAGCACATTTGAGTTTCGAGCCAATAGCCAGGCGTCGTGATGTTCCAGATCGGGCCGTTGTAAGTGTTTGCGAAAAGGACGTTGTTCTGGGTTCCGGTGTACCACTCAATCCCCATGACGAAGGCGTTCCCAGGACCCCAGCAACCGGAATTGTTACCCGTCACAGTGGCCGCGCATTGAGACGTTGAATTGAAAACGAACGCCGGACTCATGTAGAAGGCGGTCTGCCCGTACCCTTGTCCAAGCAATTGCATCGGATAGGGAGCCTGTCCGAAATTGCAGTGCGCTGGATTGAGCAACATCACCGCTGCGGACCAGATCATGCCACCTGCCGGGAATACCGCTGAACCGCAATCTTGCGGCGTGGTGACGGCAGTCCAGAAGGTGTTCAGATTTGCAGTCTGATCGGTGCCATAGGTAAGCTGCCCGTTGGTCATCGTTCTGGTCAGAGCAGCAACAGTTGTTATCTGCGTCGCGCTATTCACCGCCTGAATTGTGGTTGGCGAGAGATCAGGTGTCGCATTCGCCGTGGCGCTGGCCCAAACCACTTTCCCTACATCCGTGGCGATGAAATTGCCGTTCGTTGTGCAAGTGACGACGAACAGCCCAGAGGTTCCGTTGCACAGGTTGACGCCGATGGCGTTCGCGTTCACGCCGTAGTTTGAGGCGAAGAAGACGTTGCCGTTGAGCGGCGGGATGCCGGGAGTATTGGGGACACTTCCACCGCCCCCGCCATTGGATCGAGCGGAGGCGATGGAAGTGATGATCGAAACGGTCGAAGTGCCGCCTACTAGGGTTGACATTCGAATACGAGCCTGCGTGTACCCGGCAACATTGGCCTGCCATGTTCCAGTTCCAGTTGTCGATGTGACCGCCGTGGTGCTATTGGATGGAGTTACGTTTAGCGCAACCCAAGTCGTTCCATTGTCTCCGCTCGCCTCGAATTGCAGTGTATTCCCGCTCGCATTCGCGCTTACGGTGAACGTCGCAGCCCCGGCACTCTGATCGACTCCGTAAATGAGACACGAAGCGTTCGACACCGAACAGCTTGCCGCCGATGCCGTCAATACCGCCTTTTGCTGCGCTCGGGCGAGACTCGAAATACATAGAATGAGAAACGCAAGTTGTAGTATTCTATTCACTTACCTCCTCCTGGAACGCCGTTTAACTTCCTTTCTCGACCCGTTCTGCGAGCCGGAAATCTTCTTATTCCCCCACATCAGCGTCGCCTCGAATGTCGGCCCTTATGACGTTGCGCGATACGGCGCATGTTCTGGGCAAAGTTGGCCCTCTTCGCTTCTAATCCGCCTGCTGCCTTCCCTTCGGCGATATTTGACTTCGTCGCAGGGCCGAACGCGCCTACAGTCCCACGCTTCTCCATGCCCTTTTCGGCCTTCTGAATCCATTTCTTCTCTTTTTTCTTTCGGGCCATCACTTCCTCCCGCTTTTCCTCGGACTGCGCTTCGAGTGCTTGACCTTGTGTTTCCGGCCTCCGACCACAACCTCGTTAGCCGAAAAGGGAATATCGTGCATATGCCGATAGGCCATATTTTTACGGTATGCTTCTTTATTTTTGAAGTGCTCAGTCGGCATTATTTTTCTCGCGCAATCCATTCCCGGACATTCTGATGAGAAAGCAATTCAGAGATCAATTTCTGTGCCAATAGCCGAGGCCAGTAATACGGAATCACGGCCTGATAGGGTCGCAATGTGCCCCATGTCTTCGGCATCTTCTCCAATGTTTCAAGTTTCGCTCGCGTCACATCGAGAGGCTCAAGTTCAGATGGCCGTGACGATAGATTTACAGGCTTTGGCTCGCTCGGTAAGCGTGGTGGACGCAGAGGGCCAGGAATCGAAGGAGCTACAGAAGGCAGTTCCCTAATTTGCTTCATCATAGACCGAAGCCTACCTGCCAATCCAGTTACGTTTGGATTAAATCGAGCGTACCGACCGAGCGCATCGATGATATTTGCGCCCTTACTCCCGGTAAGCAGGTTTAACCGACCATCCGAAGTCGCTGAATTCTTGAGTTGTGCGAGTGGGCCATCGGAATCATAGAAATCGCTCATGTATTGCGCCCAGTCTGATTTTAGGGTGTTGTAGGTCGGAATCTGTTCTCTCGGAATGATCGGTTGGATCGCTTTTTTATCGACTGTCTCCTGAACCGACTTGAGAGCACGCCGTACATCTCCCGGAAGAGACCGGCTTCGATAAATCTTCTGGTTGAGTTCGGTGTAATATCCACGGGCATCGTCAAACGGAATGGAAACCTGTTCCGAACCGATAGGACCACTACCTCCCCGCGTCTCAAACTGACTTTCCTCGCCAAGTTGGGAAATCAGCCGAGCACGACCTTCCTCGGTTAGATTCTTATTCGAGAGTAGGTCTTCTAACGATCCGGCTGTTTTCTTGAAAACCGTGGCCTTTTCGAGTAGTGGATTTACTCCCTCCCGGAGAATATTCCTGAAAATGGCGATATTCTCGGGAGAGCCTTGCAGGATATTCGTTTCAGCGTCCACTACAGCCTGTTGGACGGGTGTCCAATCGACCATTTTAGGAGTTCCGGGCGTATCACCAATTGCCATACGGAAGGCATTCCAACGAGAGTTTTGCGCGGCTCGCACGTCCTTATCGAGTTTCGGAACATCTTGGGTCGCGATTTGATCGGCCATCCCCGCGAGGCGCTGATACACAGGTCCAGAACGCGGCTGCGTTGTGAGCGCCTTTTTCTTCGTTTCGGCTCCGGTTTGCTTTGCCGACGCCTCGATCTTTTTCTTTTCGTTTTCAGCCAACTTCTGGGAATATTCATCCTTCGCCTGTTCGACCTTGGTTCGATAGGCGGCTTCACTTTCAGAAGTTTTCTTCCCGGCTTGCTGGATTTCTTCTTCATATTTCTGCGTGAGTGTCGCGAGAGCTTCCTCGTGTTCCTTTTTGGCTCGCGCTTCGAAGTTCTCTCCGACATCGAGTAGTCCGGCAACTGGTTTACGAGCCATTTCACTGAGAGATGAAGGAGTTAGACGTTCAGCCAAAGAGGGAGCACTCTTCCCAAGCCCTGCTACCGTAAGTCCCGCTCCCACTGCGCTCCCGACACCACCGGCAATATCGCCACGACCAATCTGCTCGTGGCTACGAACCGTGGCAGGACCGGCCCAAGGCACACCGGATTCGAGGAATTCTTCCGCTCCGGTCACCTTATTGGCCCATCCAGGCTGTTTAAACCGACTTTCAGCGGTTTGCTCCGATTCGGACATTGATGGTAAAGGATTTAATCCGGTAATAGCCTGTTTGAGAGCAGTGATATAGTTTTCCAAATTACCGGCTCCAACATAGAAGCCCTTACTTGTAGGGTTGATATCTGTTCCTTCCGGTATTCCCGCAAGTGACGTAATCCCACGATTGATAGCGCTAGGCTTGGGAACGGGAATCCATGACTTACCGTCCCACCGCACGATTTCGCCGGTCTGTGGATTCGTAGCTGTATAATCAGGCATCAGGATGGCCTATTCGGTACGAATCCAGGAGGTGGAGGAACATTCGGAGGCGGAACCGCTTCGATTTGCTGGTCAATCGGCCTTGTCAACCAATCCGGGACCGGCATTCCAGCATCCTTGAGCTTCTGAATCGCATCGATACGCTTTCCTTCGGCGTCCGCTTTCGCTTCATCCACCCCGGATTGGAATAAATCCGTCCGTCCCCATGTCCACGGTTCGAACCAATGAGAGCCGACCGCTACTTTCTGTTGGCCCGTGGACGCGACCTGGTATTTACTGAACGCATTAATCGCCTCGGTTACGGCCTTTGTCGCATCAGACCGTTTATCGGCGGTCGCAGTTTGACCCGCTCGGAAGTCCTCTGTTTTTTGCAATCGACCAAGGATTTCTTGGTTTCGGCGTTCTTCATCATTCGCTTTCCGCTGATCGAGCGTGTTTTGTGCGCTAACCTGGGAAGCGACTAGAGGCTTAACCTCGGGTGGAAGATTAGGATTAATATTCCCCTTCGCGTCATAGATCGGGTATTCGGACCCGTTACCGAATGAGTCGTAAATCGCTACCGTTCCCTTGTTCACATCTACGACCGGAGGCTTTTGCTTCTGCGCTTTCGACGCTCCGGCAAAGAATCGTTGCCATTCCTCCATCACTTTCGATGGATCGATTCCCATTCGAAGCGCCCCGAGCAATTGATCTGCGTAGGGCTGGTCATTTGGAGACAAAGACTGCCGACCAGTCAAAATCTGCCTTCCGACCGCATCCGGCGTGATATACGATGGAACGAGTGGATTCATCCCGATTGCGCCAGTATTCGGATTCCGGCTAATGGCCCCGACCCCGCCTCCGGGAGTATTGACCGTCCCCTCGTACTGTGGTGCCTGCATCTGCTTGATCCGCTGTTGAAGCTCGTTCAACTGCAATGGTCCCATTAGATCGGCGAGCTTCTGCCGAGCGTTCGCGAGCGCCATTTGTTGTAGGCGCTCTTTCCAGCCAAGGTTGAGATCGAATCCCTGCCCAACTTGGGACCCGAAATCTCCGATTGATCGTCCAAACCACCCCGTATTAGTACCCTCCCCCAACATCAGGCGGCTGCATATCGGGCGGTACGTTGTTTGATTGCCCGAGCCAGTTGATAAACGAATTAGGGTCTGTCCCCGGTTGCATCGGCGTCGCCCCGCCAGTCAATTGCAGGATATTCGGCTGTGTGGCCGGGAATCCCGATGGTGAAGGTGCTGGCGTCGCTCCCGGAGTCCCGAAACTGTGCATCAAGAGAGCCAATAACGGAGCCAATTGTGCGTTCTGTGGGATCGTAGCAGCGTATTCGGCTGGTAGACCAAGTTTCCGAAGCACAAGCTGTAAGGCCGTCTGTTGGTTGGCCTGCTGATAGGGTGCTAGTGCTTGCGATGTGGCCGTGGCGATCAATCCAGGAGCCTCGGAAAGTCCCTGCTCGGCAAGAGAGGCGTTGACGTTCCCGGTCACAGCCTGAACCAAGGCCGCATTGAGGGGCTGTTCGGCCCCTGAAACCATCGTTCCGAGTTGCTGTGGGGTTAAATTAGCGTTCTTCTTGGCAAGAGCGGCAGCATCGGACCTCTGTTTATCGGCGAGCAGATTGCCAACCAATCCACTGCCAGCCGCACCGATCCCTGCGATCTCCGACAGGCCCTTTCCTGCCGAGCTACTGAAAAAATTAGAGATACCGCTGAATAATCCGGCCATTTAACCCTCTATTGCTGACTGAGAAAGTCGGACAAATTGATCTGTGTCCCGTTTATCGCTGCGTTTGTAGGTTGACTATTTGCCGGGGTAAAAGTACTTTGACCCGTTGCCGCATTCCCTGCTGCCGTCGATCCTGGTTGACCGAGTGTACCTGCTAAAATCTGCGCAATCAAAGAGTTATATTCTGGATTCGCGAGTCCCGATGTAGCGCCGATAACATTCGGTTCTTGCTGACTAACCGCTGCCCGTTGCTGCAATAATGTCTGCGCATTCGGGGGTGTTGGGACTGGTGTAGGAGTTGCAGTCGGTTTAGGGGGACCACCGGAATTGGCAATAGCCTCACCAATGCTCGTTCCGGCTCCGGCGATGCCCGCAATCGATGCGATAGCGGCTAAAAGTCCAGCCATTCGTTCACCCTATATACTTCGAAAACATGCGTTCCGTTTCCGTCCATCCGAGCCACTCGAAAATCGGGCCTACGTCCTTATGCATCTTGACCGCCGTCATCAACTTCACCACGCCGCGTTCCTTCATGGATTTTTCTACAAACCTGAACAAATCGATCCCGATACGGCCCTTTCGGTAATCTGGATGGATGAAGAAAATGTCCGTAAACCCATGCAAATCATTCTTGTAGTGCATGTGTACATTGATGATCGCCACATGGTAGCCAACTAGCTTTCCAGGGTCCCATGCCGACTTTTGGATACTCGCGTCTCGCACCGTGACGATATGTAATGCCCCTCGATCAGCAAGTTCCTTGTATCGAGTGACATCGACCGCCAATTTGATCTTGTCTTTGTTCAGCGCAATTTCTTCCCAATGCTCGATTAGCAATTCCTGAGCTTCCTCGAAACTGGTATCGAACGGCTCCACTTGGTATGTAATACAAGTTGATCTGGTCGGCACTGCGGTTGCCATTGGAAACCTCCTTTACACAGCCTGCACTGGAACGCCAAACGGTCTCGGCTCGATTGCAAAATCGATCCCGTCGATCTCAACATCAACAATTCCGCTAATGACCGCATCGAACCGCAATCCTGTAAGTCCTATGTCGGCGAACAGATCGAAATCTCCATTTCCTGGGATTGCATATTTCACCGCCGCTTGTGCTACCGCCGACATTCTCGGTTGCACCGTAATCGTCCCGGCGCTTCCTCCATTTGTTCCACGTACAATCAGTTTACGTGCCCAAATCCGTTGACTCGAACTCTGCGAAGCGATAGTGATGGTTCGAAGCGACCATAAAACTGGGACTTGAGCCGCTCCACCGCCCGTATACCATTGCTCGTCACCAGTCTGCCAGCGTTGTAAGGCTCCATCATTGAAACCGCCGATAATCGTCAATGGATTCGACGTAACCGGCTGAACCTGCGACATTGTTCCAATCGGGAACGGCAGATCGACCGGCGCGGCCCAACATTTTAGGATCAGATCGTAGAGCATGATGCGTGTGAGTTGACCACCACTATTGCCAATCGGTATCGCAATGGTGTACATCGGCGGATTCGCCGTCTGCGCTCCCCAGGAAAGCGGGATATAGTTCGCGTCGGCGACCACGATATCCTGTACGTCGAAATCGTTCACCGGAAAGAAATATGGTCTAACTTGTTCGCTGACAACCTGATCCTTCCAGCCATCGAAAACTGAAATTCCGAGATGCGTGTACCGCATCAACCCGTAACCAGCAACGAATTGAATCGATCTCGGAGCGAGACAGCCCATATCCGTCGAAACCGGCTGAATCACGAAGTTATTCGCTCCGAAGACGCCAATCAACTGATACGGAACACGATATTTGAAAGCAATAAGCGAACCTTCGGGCGGAATCCCTTGTGCCGTGATGGTGAACTTCCCTAGACCCATCCCTTCCGCGCCGTCGTCTTTGTCGAGGAACGCCTGATTCACTGGATTCCAGCCGAAAATGTTGTTGGTATTTGACATTCGAAGCGAAGTCGGACCATCTAGGCCATCGGAGCTACCAATGGGATAGGTATTTAAAGCCCACAGCGATCCGGCGTAAACCTCAATGTGCCCTGCTCCATGTGGGGCCGGAGCAGCCAAATACCCTGTTTCCTGCCAAATCGCACTACCATCTGCAATATTTCCGGTGGGAAACGACTGTCCAGTTGCAGCCACTGCTGCCCACGTCGGTTCAGTACTCGCATTCGTCGTCCCTGATTGAATACAAGTGATATAGATATTCGAGGCCCCAGGTTGCGTTTTTGGAACATAAATATCACCGACTATGACAGGAGTCGATGCTGCCCACGCCGGATAAGCTGGAATGAATGTATTGTCGGCAGTCGTTATCGGAGTAGTAGAAATGGTAAAAGTGCCGGTCGAAGCCCCACCGGATGCGCTTGTATTTCTAATTTTGAATGTAGTATTGCTTGGAACCGAAATTACGACGAAGGTTCCGTTATAGGACGCATCGCTCGCTCCCGAGATTACTACGTTTGCCCCAACCGGCAGGAAACCAGCAGCGAACGGATTTGTGGCACTTAATGTGATCCCCGTTACCGTAACGGTGACTTCATCAGCAGAAACAGCAACCGAAGCGATGGCTCCGGTCGGAGCCGAATTTACCGTTGAGCCGGTAGAATCCCAAAAAACCTGCATCGGGAAACCATTCCCCATCGCCATGCAGACCCGGTTTGTAAACTGTTTCATCTGTGGGAGTGGACCTACGAGACCGGCTATTCCACCAGACGGAGTTGAACTTCCTCTTCCGTTAATACCAGGACCAGTTGTTCCTCTTCCCCCACTGCCGCCAGTTGGAATCTGACCAAGCTGATTCAGGGTAGCAGGGAAGAAGGCAACGATATTTGAATTGGAATAGCTAATCGGAATCACTGTTCCACGGGGCATTTGAAAAAGAACTACTTGTTGAGTTGTGTCACTGACGGGCGGTGTACTCTGGAATCCTATACTTCCACCTGTGCCCGATCCAGTCGGAGTCGATCCAGACCGGAAGGCGGTAAAAGATTGCGGTCCATTCTGAACAAAACTAGCATAAGTCATATTGAAACCGGCAGGAGTAAATCCAGTGGCAATCAGAACTCCTGTAGGGATTCCCGAAACTGGGTTCGTGGTCGTGAAATCCACGTAATTTTGTAGCGGAAACACGTTTCCAAAAGCCGTAGCTGAATACGATGATCCAACAGCGGCGGTTCCGTCATCGATGAACGTAACTGTGGCGGTCAGTGGGTTTGGCTGTACTACTGGTAATTTTGCAGAGTAAAGAAGAACTTCCGTTCCGGTGGTCGTAGACCTGTAAACATTATATCCAAAGGCGTTCGGAACAACATTCCAAACAAGCGTAACGGATAGATTTCCACCTGACGGAGTGGCACTTACCTCATTTGAAACTGTAGTTTCTCCACCCACACCATCTATTGCCGTAATTTTGTAGAAATACTGCTGTCCCGAAACAAGACTTCCGCCAGTTGATGCCGTAGCTGATACGGCATGCGGCGCTCCGAGATGTTCGTCAAGCGCCTGAGCCAGCACCAGATAATACGGATTAACGCCAGTCGGCTCGTATAGAAACGTACTCATAAACCGGCCACGATTGTTCTGCACAGCCCCGGAAAACCAATTGATGATCCCCGACCCATCGCACTCGGTCAGTGCTCCACGCTCCATCAATACGAGATTCGAGCCACGCGGAAATGAGCCTTTCGGTTGCGCGAGAGGCTGATTCGAGGCAACAAAACCTTTTAACCACGGCCCGGAACTGATGGGTTGATAAGCCATTTTTAGTTAATCAAAATGCCGCCCGCAATGTCAGGGAAATAGACAACCGGGCCACTTGGATCGCCAACTTGCCGTCTACGCAAAACCCCTCTATTCGTCTGTGCCCATGACTTCACCGATTTTTCCATCTCGGCAGTAAATGCCTGCATCGACTGGATATCGTGTTCGACGATCTTCGCTCTCCCGGAAATGTACTGGACAAGAAGTTGATCCCACCCCGATGTAATGGGGAGTGTGGTAGTCGATTGACCGGGAGAGTAGACCTGATTCGACTGCCGTTTCCCCATCCAAGCGATATTACACTCGACAACCGCTTCACTTGTGGTATGAGCGATAGCCGTTGTCCCGCCGAGACCACGAATAAGTCCCGTGAGTGAACTGCCGCTGATCGTAGCGTAAGCCATGATCTCGGAACCGACTGAAACGAATCCAAATGGCAGCGTGAAACCGGCGTTCGTAAGAGCCGCCGTCGTATCGGTTGCGGCCATCGGCGAAGATAGCGTTGTCACTACCGAAGTTCGGGCCGGTTGCGGGTAAACCTCTAAAATCGTCTTCCCGTAGCTGACTGAAATGTGGGCCTGGGACAGAACTTGGCTCGTGATCGAGTTGCGACGCCAAAATGTCCCTGCATCCCCGCCCTGCATCCAGTATCCGTCGTACCATATCGATGTAATTGAGTTCCATGTTCCCGGAATCTGGTAAAGAGGCTGATTGATCGTCGATCCGATAGCCGAGTAATCTTGGTAACCTCCTGTGCCCCGAGCGATCAATTCTAATCCAGCGTTGAGCCAGCGATAAATAGCTCCTGCCGAAATAAATCCACCATCCGAATCTGGGAGCCATGCCGTTCCCCGCACCGGAGGAGAACCGGCGAGTACCGGATTAGCAAGAATCGTGAAGGGAGAAACAGTCGATTCGACGTACTGCGATTCCGTACCGGATGAGCCATTGACCTGCGTCAGATAAGCTCGAATCTTGGTCGCTCCGACCTGTAAGGCTGATGTAATTTGTAATCCGTTCGTGGCAAGAATTGTTTGTTGTGCCGATTCGGTCGATGGAAGAGTTTCTCCCCACTGATTCCATTGCGTCACTTCGACAAAATAGGTTCCAGCCGATAGAGTCCCGGTTCCCGGCGTCGTAACCGCAAAGGAAGCGATAGGTGCCGGAAGCGACGGAGGAAGGTCGGGTACAGTCTCTCTCGCTTGAATCAAAACGTCTCCGATGAGAGAACCGGCAAACAACGCAATGGGATTCGTTGCCATGTGCTCCTAAAACTGGTACGAGCCGGGAACCAGGCATTTTCACGCCTTTGCCCCGGCTCGTTGCCGACCAGTGGAGAAACTCTAAATCAAATTAATCCGAACACTTCGGCGTCCATCGTTGCGCCCGGTCCAGTTCCGCCGAGTGTCGGAATGATCTTCAAACACTGAATGCCGCCATTACCGGAAGTCGCGCTCGCACCGCCAATCAATTGCCCGACCGCTCCCCCGCTCGTCGTGCCAGAAGCCGTATCGGTGATGAAATCCATCATCACATCGAGCCAACTGGTCGAGGAGAGTGTAACCGCCGTGCTAAAGTTCCAGTCGGCGACTACGACTGAGTTCGTGCCATCGAATGACATGACCTGAATCTTCGTCACGGTCGGCGTGGTCCCGGTGCCGTTGTAAATCTTGATGCGCAAACGTCCGATAGTCACAGTCGGAACGAGGAGTCCGGCCACAGTATTGAGCGTGGTACCCGGAACGTAATACGTCGTGCCCGAAGTGACCGCGATGCCGGTGGCTACCTGGATCGATTGGAGCGTCGATACTCCAAATCCAGGGAACGTCCGCGACAAACCGATATTTATGGCCATGAAACTCTCCTTTATTGCACAGTCAAATTCTCTTCGGCCTCGCTCGAATCTATCTCCCTAGCTTTTTTCATCGCAAGGAAGAGCTCCGCACGCTTTGCCTTCACCTCTTCGGGCATTGTGTGCCGATGATATGTTTTTTGCAGAGTTTCGACGTAGGCCAAGCCGATCTCGATCTGTTCCCGTTTAATGATCGAGTAGGGTAGAATACCGCGCAAAATATCCCCACACGATTTACCGTAAACCTGCCAGCGGAAACAGGCTTTGTTGTTTTTCCGGTAGTTCTTACGATATGCCAACTTCTCCTGCCCGCCGAAATGATCCACACACCAACGAATGAGACGAGGATCGGTATTAGCAACAGTCACCAGTAGATCAAATGCACGCCAATCCCACCGCCCTTCTCTCCGATCCTTCATAGAGATATG